CTGAAAATGTATAGGCAGGGGCAGAGTTAGAACCATCAGGGGCTTTTAGCACACCACCAAAAGTACTAGCACCATCCACATTAAGTGTACTGTCAAGATCTGTTGCACCTGTTACATTAAGCGTACCATTATTTACTTTAACATTACCCTCAAGTGTACCACCAAAAAGACTGAAGGTGTCGTACACGATTACATCCACAACATCACTAGCGACAGTAGCAGCAAGACTACCAATAGTATTAGCTGTGGTTGTTACATAGTCCACTCCTGCTTTCAGCATAACTCCATTGAGGTAAACATCCACGTAGTTACCATCAGTAAACGTCAGGGTATCTCCATTGGCATCAGCACCAGAGAGACTAGTTGTACCTGCGTTAGGGGTAAACTGGTAACGAGATCTTACACCTTGAGATGGAGTTTTACCTAAATAGGGCATATGTTATTCCTCTAACTTTGCTACTTTAGCTTCTAGTTCTTGTATTGCTTTAACTAGGATTGGAACTAACTTAGAGTACCTCATTCCATATTGTTTGCCATCATCCGTAACACTTACAGTTAAGTTTGTTTTATCTGCAATCTTATAATTAGATGCTTCTTCTAGTGCTTTAACATCTTGTGCTTTAAAACCTAAATCTAACCAATCTTCTTTATGAGTACCATCAGAAGTTATTGCATCTAAATCATAATCCTCTGCATGTTTATCACCATACTTAGAACGTTTATCCCACTTAAAAGTGTATGGTTTCATAGCTTTTACAAAATCTAAACCTAAGTTCAGTGTATTAAAATCTGTCTTATCTCTTTCATCAGAAGCTACAGACCAATCAACTTGTATATTAGCTGATGATATATTTTCATCTCCTAATACAATAATATTAGAACCAGTAGTTACATTGCCACCAGGACTACCTGTACGACCTGCTTCTTTACCTAAACATAGATTATTACTACCGCTACTAAGAGAATAAGCTGCTAAATAACCCATCATAGTATTATCAGTTCCAGTAACTGTACCTGCTGTAGCAACTGAATTACCAATAAAAGTGTTGTAGTATCCTGAAGTAAGGTTTCTTCCTGCATTAAACCCAACAGCAGTGTTGTTCATTGCATTTGCACTTCCTCCACCCCCTACTTGATTATTTAATGCATACGTTCCTATAGCCACATTCTGTGAATCAGTATTACCTGCATCTAAAGTATAAGCACCAAGACATACATTATCATTACCAAGAGTTAAATTATCACCTGCCATACTTCCAACTAAAGTGTTTCTTGTGCCTGTAGAAAGATTTCCTGCAAGATTACCAACTACTGTGTTGTGATCTCCGTGATCAGCACTTAAAGTATTATACCCTATAGCAGTATTGAAACTGCCATCTATACAATCATCACCTGCTAAAGAGCCAATATAAGTGTTTTTCTTACCTGTTGTAGTTAAGCTACCTGCAAAATAGCCTACTGCTGTATTGTCACTTTGGTTGTTTGCCTCTGTACCTGAAGTAAAAGTTTGTGCGCCTAGTGCAGAATAGCCTATAGCAGTAGTTGCCCAACCTTTAGTATCAGCATCAACTGCATTATTCCCAATTATTACATTATCTCTTCCTTCGGTCAGACCCAACCCTGCGTTTCCACCTATAACAACATTTCTGTTTCCTGTTAGAACTCCATCACCACATGCTTGATAACCTATAATAGTACAAGTATCTGGAGTAGTTGCTGCATCAGCTGCTAAAGCACCAATAATAGTGTTTTGTACGCCTGTTTGTAACAACAAACCTGCTGAACGCCCTACAGCCGTATTGTAAGCATCAGTAGCAGAGGTAAAGTTTTGAGCGTTTAATGCGCCTGTGCCTATGGCAACGCTCTGATCACCTTTGGTATCTCCACTTAAAGCAGCATGGCCTATTGCTGTATTAGCTCCTCCAGTATTAAAGTTATCACCTGCATCATTACCAATAAAAACATTAAATCTACCTGTTGTTACTTGTGACCCTGCTCCATCACCAATAGCTATATTATGACAATCTAAAGCTGAGTCAGGAATTTGAAAAAGAAGGGAGTTACGGCCTATTGCAATAGATTTACTTCCTATCGTGTTAGTTGTTAAAGCATTATAACCGATTGCTACATTATAATCTGCGTCAGTTATTGCATCACCTGCGTTTGATCCTATAAGTGTATTTTCATTACCTGATGTAACTTTTGCTCCTGCTGAACGCCCTATTGCTGTATTGTTATTGCCACTTGTTAAATCATCAAATACTTCATGTCCAAAGCCTGTGTTGTTACTAGCTGTACTTAAAGTTCCTGTACCTGCATCATTGCTAATGAGCATACTTTCACTAAAATTAGCAATATTATAAGATATACCTACTCCATTTATTGTACCATTAACGGTTAGATTATCATCTACAATTACAGCACCATTAAAATAAGATGTACCATTATTATAAAGATCATAGCTAGTGTTTGTAGCCCCAACATAAACTCCTGCAGCTTGAAAATCAGCATTGCAAGTAGTGTTTTTATCTAAGGTTACAACACCATTAAAATATGAAGTACCGTTATTATAGAAATCATAACTAGTATTTGTAGCTCCAACATAAATTCCAGGGGCTTGAAGATCACCAGTTGCCGTAACAGTACCACTTATATGTAAAGTTGAGGTAGGACTTGCATTGCCAATACCAACGCAGTTATTTCCACCATTAACAAAGAGCATGTGAGTATTACCATCAGACTCTACTCTAAAGTCTTTATCAGCACTACTCTCATTGACAATAACAGATCCATCTAGATTGGCACTACCAATCGTGGTAATCCTTATGTCATTTCTAGCACTTAACCCAATGTAACCCATTAAGTAATCTCCATAATGCTTAGTGTTGCTGACACTTTATCAGCCACTGAACAGTCTATCTCTATTTGATCTGTAGTTTCTAACACTACCTTATTACCTGAAAGTATTTCTAATGAAGACCCTACAGGAATAGGAGCATCTTTTAACAAGAAGGTTGTAGTATTTGTTGCAGCTCTACCACCACCAGATGTATCACTTACAAGTTTTACTGATGCTGTAACTTGAGAAGTGTGTACGTTAGATAATATTAAACCCAAGACAACCGTTGTTGTGCTTGAGGGTGTTGTATATAGATCCTCTGGTGTACCTGCTGAAGCAGGCATTACATCATGTGAAACTACTTTAAATGTATTTGCCATATCCTATCCTAATGCTATTGCTAATGCTGTAGCGTCATCTTGTGAAGCGTATCCTGCAGTTGTCAAGTAAGTTTTAATATCGGTAAGTGCAACCTGTTTCATAGTACCATTATCATTTGCTACAACCCTATCTGCATCTACTAATGTTGTAGAGGATGCTGAAGTATCTCCATCCATAATGTTAAGTTCAGTAGCAGTAGAAGTTACACCATCAAGTATATTTAGTTCAGCTGCTGTTGAAGTGACATTTGTTCCACCAATATCTAGTGTTGTAGTACTAATCTCTCCTGCAATAGTCACAAGACCATCTGCAACAGTAATTAAGTCACTATCGTTTGTATGACCAATAGTTGTACCATTAATAACAACATCATCTATATCTAATGAGCCACCAGAGATTAAGCCAGTTGTAGTAATAGCAGAACTACCAGTGTCAATAGTACCAAACCCACTTGTAATACTTCCACTGTTTAATGCCCCTACTGTTGTTGCAGCAGTTGTAACTAAGTTAGGCATTGCCGTTATTTCATCGTCAAAGTAAGCTGACAAATCTGTTACAGCAACTTGCTTCATTGTTCCATTGTCGTTAAGAACAACTCTATCTGCGTCTGCTACAGTTGTAGAAGAAGCTGATGTATCGCCATCCATGATGTTGAGTTCTGCAGGTGTAGAAGTAATTGCTGTTGTAGTCGCTGCAGAAAGTACAGGTATATATCCACCCTGATTGATTAGGTATTGTGTATGATCAGCCGTTGGATCTACAATACTTAATGTAGTTTCATGGGCATCAGCCGTTGCACCCTCAAAGATAATAGCATTAGATGCATTCATAGTAACAGTATCAACAACTGTTGTTGCACCTGCTACTGTTAGCTTTGGTACAAGTAATTCACCTGTACTTGGATTATACCTTAAAGCTCCAGTATCGTCAAGTAAAGAATTGCTTTCATCGTGAAATACGACAGGAAAGTTTGTATTAGCTGTACTATCTGTAACTGTAACTGTAGAAGATAACGTAGCTGTAGCAGCATTCCCACTTGTATTTTGATTACCTGCAGTATTTACACCGGGAAGATTAATATTAGCAGAGCCATTAAAAGAAACTCCACCCAAGGTTCTAGCAGTTTCTAATGTAGTTGCTGTACTTGCATTACCTGTCAATGCACCTGTAAACCCTGTAGAGGTAAGCATACCACTAGAGGGATTGTAAGTTAATCCAGTATCTGTCTCTGCACCTTGGCTTCCTGTAGCTCCATCTACAAATACAGGATAGACTGTTTCATCTGCACTGTTATTAGCACTTACTGTAAAGTTATCGGCTGTTCCTGTTGTGTCTTGATTTAGCGTACCTATAACTAAATCTATTGTTCCATCGCCATCTTGATACGTAGCTGTAATATTAGTTTCTGTATTAGAGCTAAACATAGCACCAACAGTATCTTCTATTACCTCTGATAGATCTATGTTAGCTGTACCATTAAAAGATACACCATGTATTGTTCTGGCAGTTTCTAATGCAGTAGCTGTAGCAGCATTACCAGTAGTATCTTGATTAAGTGTTCCAATAACAAAGTCTAATGTATTATCAGAGTCATCATAGGTAACAGTAATATTTGTTTCAGTATTACTAGATACCATTGCACCAACAGTATCGCTGATTGTTTCTACTAGTGTTACTCCATCTATAGTTATGGCATCAGCTTCAAGTGTGCCATCAATATCAGCATTACCACTTATATCTAAAGTAGCAGCATCTAACTCACCAGAGATTGTAATGTTACGGCCACCCGATATGTCTTTATTGCTGTCAGTAATAATAGCTTTACTTGCAATCACTGTGCCGTTTGTAATTCCATCAATAAGATTGAGGTCAGTTGCACTAGCTGTTACTGCAGTACCATTGATTACAAGTTGGTTACTTGCATCAAGATACACAGACTTTTCTGCAGGGTAGGTAATAAAGACTTCTTTAGTTCCACTGCCAAAGTCTACTGCACTACCAGAGTTAGAACTTTCCAGTATGGTTGTACGTGCTAGTGTTGTGCCACTAGATGTAAATGTTCCTAGTCCTACTTCAAATTCATTATTAGTATAATCTATAATAGCATAGTAAGTTGTATCAGCATTTGATAATACTGAAGTAAAAGTTTGAAACCCAGATACAGCACCACCTAATGTAACTGTACCTGTACCAGTTGTTGTGGTTGTTTCTTTAACTCTGTCTTTTACAACTAAAGCCACTATGCGATCCTTATGATTGCTGTTGAAGCACCTGCTGATGGTATGCTAACTGTAAACGTACCATTAGTAGATGTTTGCGTTCCACCAAAGTCTATGACTGCTATAGCCTTACCAGTTTCTGTTGCACCTGATTCACCTCTAGCTTCTGTCTCGTAGATGATTGCACCATCTGCAGAGAATGATGCACTTGATATTACCACATCGTCAAAATCAACAATAGCCGTATCACTAGAGAGCGACACAGCTACATTAGTTAGAGTATATCCACCTGTGGAATAGTTTGTTCCACTAGCTGATACCTCATCAGAACTTCCTGTTACGTTGGTATAATTCGTTGTGGACTTATTGTAAGTACCACTAGGGCTATCTTTAATCAAGGCCATCTTAATAGTACTACTGCCGTGTAAATCGTGATAGCCTTTGAGTAATTCGCTTTTAAATGAATTACATATCGCAGTAGTAATAGCCATTAAAAATCCTTTAAAAATCTACACAGTATTCCATATAAGTACTTTTTAAAATTGTATCTTTATCCTGCCATGTAGGTGCATAAACACACTCTATTTTTTTGTACTCATTTTCTTTAGCATAATTAAATCTATTATTTCCTATAGCACAACGATATTCTAAACCCTGTTCATGTGCTTTAGTTGGATCTACTCTGTGTGATTGTTCTTCTGTATATTTTAAATACGTTTTTTGTAACCAAACTATCGGAGGCCAAAGCATCCCTTTTTCATTTAAAGATTTATTTATAGCATTTCTAAATCTATTATCTTGTATTGCACATTCATCTAACTCCCAATAAACTTCATCTAAGTTAAAAACTTTAATATTCCATTCAGGCAGTTTATTTTTTGCTTTTAATATCATTAGATAAATTAAGAGGGCAAGTCTCCCTGCCCCCTTAACAGTATAGTCAAGTTAAGCTAACAGATCTCTGTCTGCTTCAGCAGCAGCTAGTGCCGCAACTCCACCTGTTGATTCAATACCCATTCCATCTACATCCAATAGAACAGCAAAGATACGAATCTTTCCTTCAGTTGGGGCAGTAGAAGTGGCCTGTAACTCAAGATCAATGGTATCAGCCGATCCTAAAATAATAGGATTAGCCGCAGTTGCCGCAGCGGTTAAGTAACCAACACCAGAAGATAAATTACTTGCATCATCATCTATGTCAATTGCAGCCACATAAGCGTCTACGTCTGTACCTGTAATACCTAAGTTTACAGTATTGCCATCAGCACCCGATTGTACTGTTGTAATCATTTCAGCCCCTGCTGTTACTATCATAGTATTAGCAGGAACAGTAATTGCTTCAACAATATCACCTGCACTAAGAGCGTCAATATCAGCATGGGAGAAGTCTAGAGTAGTTTGAACAAAGTAAGGCATTCTTCCTCTGTTACCAGAACCCCTAGCATCAACTTTTAAAGAAGTAATTGTAGCCATTTTCTAGTCTCCCTTTAACCTGCGTTGTACTTAGCAGTAACAATAGCTTCAGGACGAAGTATTTTTCTGCCATACAAATGCATGCCACGAACAATGTCAGCAAAGCTGTCAGGGTCACGGTATGTCTCGGTCTTACTTAGTTGTTCAGCAGTAGCGATAGCTGAACCATGTCCTGCAACAAGAACACCATAGTTTGCGTTTTGGTTAGCAGTGCCTGAAGTACCTGAACCAGTTCCTACAGACGGCAAGTTGCTTGAGACATATACTTTAAAACCTGCTAGGTTATTAAGTACTAGTCCATTTTGCAGTTTTCCTGCGCCACCAAAGTCTGCATTCATCAACTTAGAGTTCTCGTCACCAAGTAGCTCTAGGAACACAGGGTCAATAACAATCCATCTGTCTTGTGTATCTACCTGCTGTTGATTTAACAGTCTTGCCATACGATTAACAACAACCATTGGTGTAACAGCCGTAGTACCTACAGAAGTAGCTCCACCTGTTAAGTTAACTACAGGGATAGAGTGATCTCCTGCAGAAGTTGTTGTAATACTAGCAAATGAACTCTTAATCAATTTCATTGAAGTAAGAAGTTCGTCTGTTCCTGCAGTAGAAACGGCTCTTACACCATTAACTGATGTATTTACTGCACTACCGACTTCATGGGCATTTGCTTGAGAGTAACCAGATAAATATGCAAGAACTTCTTGATCATAGTTATCAGCTAATCTATAAGCAGCTCTACTCGTTGCAAGCTCCATAAAGTTTACATGACTGTGAGCTTCTTCTATGTCATCCATCTTAAAAGCATAATAGTTTGCTTTATCAACAGTAAGAGAAAACTCTTCATCATCTAGGTCTTGAGCCGTAACTGTAGTACCCCTTGAGTAAGAACTTACGGATACCTCTGGCTCTTTAATGATCTTAACAGTATCACCTTGATTTGAAATTTCACCAAAGTAATCTGAGTTAGTTATTTCTCCAACAACAGTAGACTTACGAAATGCAAGCTGTACCTGCTTGGAGTAGATTATAGGACTAAAATTACCATTAGGTAAATTGCCATAACCTGTTGCAGTTGAAAACGCCATTTGATTTCTCCTTATAGCTTTTCTACAGATGCAAATTCAATTGTAGTATTAGAGGCTAATTCTATTAAGGTGCAAGATATGTATGTATGCCTACATATATATTTGGGCTTAAAGATATTAGGTTAGTCTAGCATTAACACTTGATGTTTGCTATGGTTGTACTATGTAGGTAGCCTATTGGAGCTACATAATACTATTGTACTTATAGTTATAGTTATAAATACTTAAATGTCAAGACTTTTTATCTAGCCGTGCCACTTATATCATAAATAAACTTGCCACTACGGATAGCTTCCATTATTATGTCAGCATTTTTTTCGTATTCTTTTGTTGACATTCTGTTTACTTCTGATTCTTTTAAAAAGGAATTAGCTTCATTAGTTTCAGGAGAAGTTCTACTTCCTTTTGTACTAATAGATTTAGCAGCATCATTTTTAGCTACTCTTTTTTTACCTATTCCTTTATCTGACTTATATAAATCAATAGCTCTTGCTGCAGATCTAGCGTCATTTTCATTTTCATAAAGAGCATCTTGTACCCACTTAGGTTGCTCATCTGCCCACTCATGGAACTCATCTGTCTCTTTAATTTCGTTAAAGTCAGGATGAAACTGTAATAATTCTGTTTCAGCCTTTTCACGTGTAACATCCTTTTGCATTTCGGAAAGTTCTTTTACACGTTCCTCTATAGAATTAGCTTGTTCTTTTGCTTTTTTAATTGCAATAGTTTCTACTATTCCTGCAACATCTGGATACTTCTTAGCCCATTCTTCTATATCTTCTTCCGACTTTGGTAATTTAATTTCTTGCTTAGTGCTTTCTTCCAGTTGAGATCTAAGTTGATTTATCTGATCTTGAAACTCTTTATCTTTTGTTTGCATATGTCTACGCAAATCACCATACCGTTTCTTAAAAGTCTTTTCTTCTTTAGATAAGTTTTCATCTGTTTCTTCTGTAGCCTCTTCTACAACTTTATCTTTTTCTAGTAATGCGGCAAGTTCAGCTTCATCTTGTTTAATTCTTTCTCGATTTGCAGATGGTCTATTTATGATCATCTTCTTAGTTTCAGGTTGTACTTCTTCTATTGCAGTTGTTTGTTCCATAATTTTCTCCTTTAAGGGCCAACTAAGTTGGGTAGCTAATTAGGATTTCCTTTTTATTAAAGTCTTCCTCTGTGTTGTTGGTTTCTTTGTTGTTTTTCTTTTAGTAACTAGAGATCCTTTACTAAAAGGCCCACTACTCTTATCTCTAGATGCATCTGCAGCTTCCATACCTGCACCTGATAAACCTCTAGCAGTATCCACTGATACATTTTTTGACGTTGCTAATGCTTTAGCTTTAGCTCTTGACTTTCCAGATGAAGTTCCTCTATTTGAAGTTTGACCAAAATCTCTTATTTTATCTTCTCTATCTTGTTTTTGTTTTGATGTTTCAAATATCTGTCCTGGTCTATACTCTTTATCTTCACCTCTTTTAAATTGTGATGCCTTACTACCATAAGGATTAGATTTAGTTACTCCTCTATACGAACCGTGTTTTCTAGCTTGAAAGCCTTGTTTCTTTTCATCTATATTTGAAATAGTTGACTTGCGACTACTACTACTACCACTGCCTGATCTAGTTCCCGTATTACTTTGTCTATTAACATTACTAATATTAGTTCGCTGTTGTCCACCTGACCATCTACCAGTTTCACTGTTAAATGTACCTAATGCAGCAAGCTGTTTTTTATCTAACTGTCCTATAGGTTGTCCAAACCAGTTTGTTACTGTACCGTCTGCACTTGTTGCAGTAAACATAGAGCCATCACCATCTTTATCAAAGAAATTACCAATGCCACCTAGTAGACCTCCAATTAAACCAAAGCCTGTATCACCACCTTGACCACCACTTTGTATAATTTGATCTCTAACATTTATATCTAAGTCATTACCACGCATGACATTTAGTTCTTGTCCTAATAAAGCAAAACGTGTTTTCATAGGTAACTTTAGGTAGTCTTCTGTTGACATTCCTAGTCGTTTAGCTGTTACTCCTGCAGATCTCTCTGCATCTTCTTGCATTTTCATAGGATCTAATTTATCATCATCGTCATCTGGTGCAGGAGTTTGCGGTGTAGGTGTCGGAGTAGGTGTTGGTTCTGTTTCTTCCGACTGATCTGGCGCAACTGTATATCCTGCAGGAATAGCTGTCATAGGCCGATCCATCCAATCGTGCATGATATATTTAATCTCACCTTTATCATTAATGTACTTTACTTTTTTACTTGCGTACTTAGTATCTCCACCTTCAGCCATTTGCATACTCATATCGGTATTCATTACGTCTGTATCGCCACCAATATTTCCACCAATAGCCATTTTTAAATCCATATTCATAACGTCATCATCGTCATTAACAGAACCACCCATAGCCATATCGTCAATTACAATAATATCATCCATATCAAAAGGCATGTCATCAGGAAGCACTGCTTCATCAGAGTTACCCATCTGCCCCATCATTTCCATTTTTTGTAAACCCATCTTAGCGTCTTGTCTTAACTCCATGAGTCTATCTAAGCCAATATAACGTGTTACATCTGCAGGAAAAATAAATTCACCTTCACTAACCATAGCAGGAATATCATCTCTTACTTCCTTACGAGTTGAACCAGAAGGTACTTTATTGCCAGATTTTTTATCTGTCATACCACCTTCATCTTTAAGTCCACCATCGTCAAATAATTCCATTTGTTTTTCCATTGTTGTTCCACCCTTGTTAAAATAACTCATATTTTTACGTTTTTTCATATTGTCATTAAATAACTTTATATAATCTTTTATTGATGTAGTCTCTTTAGTTTTAATAGGTACTGCCTTTGGTTTTGGCATATTTTTTTTAAATGAATCTCTAAGTTTTACATATTCGGGATCTTTATTTAATTCTTCTTGAAAAGTTTTATTTCTAGCTTTCCACATTTGTTGTGCTTGGGCTTCATTAATCATACCTGCATCTAACTGATCCTTAATGCCCTTCATATTTTCTTGGTGCAATTTTTGTTTTGGAGCAATATACTCTTGCAACTTTTTATTAAAAGGAGTATATATCCTACTAGGTCTGGGTTCTGCAATAGGTGCAGGTTCTACAACAGATCTATCTATCCTTGATGCAGGATGCCTGAGATGCCTCTTAAGATCATAGTCAGATCCTCTAACTGCAGTCATACCCTCCATCCCCATATCTGGAATTTTTATAAACGGTGTCTCAATTGGTGCTTGTGGTTTTGCCCCACCATCATCTATAAGAGGTCTATCAATTGGCTTTGCTCCACCATCATCTAATTTAACTTGTTGCTTTGGTTCAACTAAGGAATACGGATTAGCTATTCCAATTTGGGGTTTAACTGACTCTGGTGACTCACTATCTTTTTTATCTGGATAAACTATCTCACCGTTAATAAGCGTACCTTTGTGGGCTTTAATGTAATTCTTTAATGTAATACCACTATGCGAGTTTTTTTGCATTTACTTCATCTCTTAACAGTTTAAGTCTGCGTAATTGTGCTATTGCACCTTGCGCTTGATAAATTAAAGTAGTCTTTTCTTCTCTTTCTAATATAGAAATTTGTTGTTTAATTAAATAGTCTAAGTAATTATTGAACACTTCCCACTGTTGGGGATTGTTGACCACCACCTTGAGGCGATTGAGTAGCTGCTCCTTGTTGTGCATTTCCTGTAAATCCTTGTTCATTTGGCGTAGGAGCTTGTCCTACACCTATATTTCCACCCCCTGCTCCAGAGGTATCCATAGCATCTGCACCTGCAGGTGCGCCTTGTTGTGGGGGTTGTTGTTGTTGGAAAGCTTTCATAAGTTCTGCTTGTATGGCAGCTTCTCTCATATCATTAGCTACCTTATCAGGATCAAGATCCATAGCCTTTGCAATCTCACGGATAATATAATCCATCTTAGCAAAGGGAGCAAGTGCAGGGTTAGAAGCAACTTGTAAGAACTGCATTAGTCTTTGACTACGCACCTCGTTAGCCATAAGACTTTCTGTTCCTCTTGCATTCACTTCTAAATCCCCTCTTATTTCAGGATCAAAGTCAAACTGCATATTAAATTGAAAAAAACCTTCGCCTATTGGTTTGAGCATGTAGTCATCTATATTCTTTATAACCGTTTTAATACTACCAGTAGCTGCATTCATAAGCATAGAGATACCACTGGCTGTTCTACCTACGCCCGATACACCTGTCTGTCCATGTGCAAAAGAAGGAAAACCTGTAGATTCATCTGCTAATACTCTAGCCTTGTCAAATAGCTGTAGGTTTTCGTTTGATACATTAGGAAATTTTGTTCCAAAGATAGCCTGACCAGGTGCGCCACCTTGTCTTCTAAAAACTTTACCAGGATATACACTTAAATCTTGACCGGGAACTAAATTAGTCTCGTCAATCTCAATTAATAAATTACCTGATAGTACAGCATTGTCTACAGCCATACGCATAAAACCATTCATAAGAGTTTGCGTATCATCCATATTTTCTGCTATGCCTATTCCAAAGAAACTATAAGGATTTAATTCATACGGTGCAGCCATATAGGGAACACGTACAGGTTTAAATGGATTTAATACAAACCTTAATACCTTTTCATTACATATCCAAACATTAGCTTGCAACTCATCAAACGCTTCTAATTCTTTAGGTACAGTAATGCCCTGTTCTTTAATAAGATCAGTATCAACTGTACCCCAATACTCTAGCACTTCAAATCTATCTATATTATGCTCTAAAGAATAGTCGGCTAAATCGCTTTCCCAATATTCTCTATCGTAATTTTCTCCCATTTCTATACAACTATCAATAGCTGAAGCCCTAAAGTGTGGTCGCTTTTTTAATGAACGCACTTGGCTACGTGACATTTTATGTCTTTCAATAACGTATTGAGCTTCATCCATGTTATTAGCATCTGGATCAGGATAAAAGTTCCAAACCGATACGTGCGATAGTTGTGGCATTGTTTTAAACTTAGGGCTATAATCACCACTTTCATCCCAATTAGGATATTCTTTATCTATAGCAAATGGGCCTTTCATTATCCCTGTACCAAATAGAGCCATTTCAAATGCGGTACTTCTTAGATGCTTAGTTGCTCCTGACTCTTCAAGTTGATCGTGTATCTTTTTTTGCATCTGTTTAGCCGCTACCATAGCAGGACTAAACGTAGCAGCACTAGGAGATTTTCCTGCACCTTCTTCTAGACTTTCTATTCCTTTAAGATCATCTTTTAATGGGCCAAGCATTTCCATTAAACTATCTTGTGTTGCACCTTTAGGTATATCTTTGCCATCTCCTGCAAAACCATAAGGGCTTTCCATCTCGTCATTATTTTTTAACTGTTCAGGTTTTTTTGCATCAAAATGTACATCACCTACAACTCCTTCGGGAAGTACCGTAGGATCAATAGATAATGGAAATTTGTTATTAGCGAACAGTACTTCAACAATTTGTCCATACGCCGCTAATGTTTTTGTTTTTGTTACTTTAATAAAGACTCTCGACTTTTCTGCTTCAGTAAATTGAACATCCGATCCGTATAGACCCCTATAGTTTCTATATGCTTTAAGCCATCGTTGTTCATCAGTTTGTCTATAGTCTTCTGCTTTTTTATATTTTTCTAAAACAAAAGAAATAATATTCTGTATATTTCTATCTTCGTTAGGTGAATCGCCAATAGCAATAGCTTCATCATCTATCATTATATTGTCTTTTTCATCAGCCATATTATTTCCTTAACTAATAACCAAATGTTGTATCTGCTACTGGCATTTTATTTTGAGGCCCAGAAGTAGGATTATAATCAAATATACTAAACCTAGGTCTTGACATTATACCATATCTTAAAGCATCATACAAGTGGTCTTCTGATAATGTGTCTATATCTTCAGGATTCTTTTTATCTAAAGGTATTGAGGGAAGTTGAGATACAATGTTAGTACAGTTATTAAAGAATACTAATCTAGGTTCTTCTGTAAAATCATCTACCTGTAATCGTCTATGTATTTCGTTCTTACCTGCCACTCTACTTCCCTTACTTCTATCGGATGGCCGCCATCTACAACCTCTTTGGATCATCTGTTCTGCGAGCGATGGGCCAGTATCGCCACGCTTATGCCAAAGAGAAGAATCAAGCACACCGTAACGCATAGTTCCGTCATCTTGTTCTGCCTCCAGTACCATATCTGCTAAATCTGTAGCTAGTACTTTAGAAACATACAATTCCCTATATACAATAAGTTGCTCGTCAGGAGAAACAGCAAACCATACAACTGCTGATTTACTTCCGTATCCGTAGTCACATGACCTAAACCGTGTCCAATTATGAGGTATATCGAAAGGCTCAATGACATGAATGTTGCGGTCAAACTCTGTAAATGCTGCACCTTCCTTAATATCCCAATCTCCATCAAGGAGTTGTCTTCTTTGTTGTTCAGGCAAGGACAAGAGCATAGACTCATAATCACCTTGTTCTGCAAGATAAGGATTATCAGATAATCTCGCAGGAATAAACCTTCGTTTAAATAAAGCTTGCCCTTCTTTTGAATGTCCTTTTGGATATCTAAGCGTTTCATTTGATTCAATATCTGTAGCTTCAAAGGGTTTACCTGCAGGTGCAGGGTCTATAAACATCTTTTTAACCCAATGATGTCCTCTACCTCCTGGGTTTGTTGTTGCTCTCATATAAATTGGAAGATCAGAACTAGCAGTACGTAAACGAGAACGTAAGTAGTTCCATGCAAAAGGAGTAGGCCACTGAGTAAGTTCATCAAATCCTATCCATGTAAATGCTAAACCTTGATAACGTAATACGTCTTCCTCTCTATCTAAATAAGAGAACCACAATCTACCACCTGACGGTGTAACCCATTGCATTTTTCTCTCTGACCATTTTATGTTTGGTATAACTTTAGGGTATAGTTCTTGTGATTTCCACACAAGCTCTCGTAATTCTTCTGTTGTATGTCTCAAAAGTAATCCACTAAAAGATCTATGTTGTAAGTATCTTAATGGATCAGCTAACATTGCGTAACTCTTGCCGCCACCTGCCGAGCCGCCATAAAGAACTTCTCTTTCGCTTGATGCTAGAAAATCTGTTTGTGGCCCTGCATTAGGTTTAAATATCACATTATGATTTTCTTCAGTTTCAAGTCTTTCCCTTTGTATAACAGGGGTTACTTGTTTTTTAGGTTGCACCTGTTCTTTGCGTTTCGAGTTTCTTCGCTTTGGCGATTGCCTCTTCTGCATACTCTGCCCACTTGCGTAGGCTTCTAGCTTTGTTCTTACGCTGTCGTTCATGTTGTAATCTTTTTCTTAATCCTACATGAGAAATGTATCTATCTGTCTGTGTACTCAACCAGTTTGCTACTTCACGATATGAATACTGGTCTACATACTTCCTAGCCATTTCTAACTTATCTAATTGTTCAGGTACAGGTATTAATAATTCAGAATCTTTATCATCCTGTACATACCCAAAGGGTATAGTTCTGGCTATTCGGGGTATTGGTTGCCACTCATTGTCTTCTTTAATATCGGTAGGCTGTGGTAACTTCCAACGCCCTAGTGATCTATTCATTATCTTCACTATTCTTAGGTGGCATCAGTACGACACCGCCACTTGTTTCAACCTGCACCTTCTCTGTTTTAATTAAACCTGTACGATCTAATAGTTCTTTAGCTGCTGAGAGTCTATCTCTTATACCTAGTTGTGTCGGATCAGATAAACTACTTGCAATAGCAACAGCAGCTTGGGGTGCATTACGTGCTAAATACATTTGTGTAGCTTCTAGTATTTCTTCCTTTAAACCTCTAGTAATATCTGTTGTACTACTTCCTTCAGAATATCCTGCAAGCTTCTTTGCAGTTACAACACTACCACCTGCTTCTTCAAATAATACATCAAGAAAGCGTTGTTGTTTTTCAGTTAACTGTCTAGCCATTATATATCCATTTCTTTTTCTTTAATTGTTGTGGGAAGAATCTGACACGCAGGTTTAGCCATAAAAATATTAGGGCGTTCTAGTAGAAGCGTAGCTTTATTACTTGCTTCAGCAAAACATGTGTTCTGATCCCTTAACAATTCCAGACCTGTAATAATATTACAAGATTGTACATACGGTGCGGTACATACTAGTATTATGGGCATCCACATTAGTTTATTTCAAGTTGAAAATGCGGCCCATCTATAAAGGGTTTTCTGCCTTGGCTACGTCTTGTATCTATATACTCATTCATTAAATCCACAGAGCTACCATCCCAATCATTTAACTTCTTATGCCACGCACCACCCCATGTTACAGGATGTCCTTGCGTAACAGCGGCGGCTTTGATTGCGTCAGCTATGTCATCGTAAAGATTCAACTCCCAACTTGCCCTTGATCCACAATAAGCCATAAGATCTACAGCGTGTGATTTACCTGTTGATGCTTGGGGTAGGTGGCGGCTATTCATTGTTTGTGAAGCTCCCGACTTAACGAGAGCAGCCTGTTCACTTTTTGTCCGGGGGCCGCAGATCACTCCAAAATCAACCTTAGTCAGGGTTATCGCTTCTTTTACGATACTCACTAAGTATTCGTGTACGCCTTCTAATTTGCTCAAGCTTCTTGAACTTAATGTATAACTCATGTTCATCTTTCCTTTTCTTTGCCCACTGACTTGTGTGCTTCAAGCTTTCTAGTGGGTATCTCCTATTGCCTATGTAATCTTGCCTATAACGTATATAATGTTTTTTACTTTCTTCTACCAAAAAACTTACTCACAGATCGTATCCCAAACGATGCGGCCACTATCGCCCCCAAACTTATTTGATACCAATCAGGCATCTGCTGCAACGAAAGAAACCCATCATGCACGATCTGTCTTCCCCAATCGCCACAGAATGAAAGGATTAATGGTAGTGTAAAAATTATAGTTAACCATTCATCTTTCCACGAATTTTGTGTCGCTCTTATAGCAGCAAGCTCCCAATCAATTTCGCCTGTTGCTTCCTTCATACGAATCTGTGCTTCAGCCTTTTGAACTGCAGTCTTACCATCTATCCAAGATGTTGCAAGCCCACCGACTGAACCTAATAGTTGTGTTAAACCGCCTAACATTTTATTTTCTTTTACCTGATAGGTAAGCTACTGTCTTCTTAGAAAACAGTTTATCTAACCATGCAATAAGTTTATTCATCTGAAATCCATAATAAAGCTACTAAGTTATAAACAAGTGCAACATACATTAATATAACAAAAAATGTTAACATTTCCATCTCTTTCGTGCTTGACGTAATCTACTGTTAGGATCTTTGGCAGCTTTAGGAAATTGTTTCATCTGTCCTGCAGATCTAGCGCAATACGACTTTCTTCTTTTAGCATCTTTACTGCCTTTTTTTGGACTACCAGTTACAGCAGTCTTTAACTTTGAGCCTGGGTTATCCCTACGATACTTTGCAACACCTTTTGCAGTCATACCTGCACCAGACTTAGTGGGGCGTTTCTGTCCACCACCAATCGTGTGTCCTTTCATGCTACCCTTTTTTGTCATCTATGTCTCGCAGTTTTCTTTGCAATGCTCTTAGGTTGTTTAACAAACTGTTTACCTGCCTTACCACCTTTAGCTTTAGCTCTATTTGTTGCAGCCTTTTCAGATGCAGATAAAGACTTCCAAGCAGCATCAGGAAGATACCTTCTCTTGCCCTTTGAGGGTTTACCAGAAGAAGTTCTCCATTTTTGCTTACCCCAATCTTTAAGACTTTTTTGACTTTTTGCTAGTGCCACTGTGTACCTTTTGAATAGGGAAGTTAGCTGTTAAGCTTGCTCCTTTATGCGCTGTGAATGCACCTGTATGTTTCATTAACTTATAGTTACTACCTGCCTGTTTCATCCAGTGATACCCTTTAGGAGCTTTTACTTTCATTTGTAACCACCGCCTTTTGATTTATACTGTTTAGCAAGCATCTGTGCTTTACGTGCAGACCACTGCCCTGCATTACCTCCCTTTGTACCTGCTTTAATTTTATTAAAAAGAGTCTTTCGCATACTAGGTTTTGTATAATTACCTGCTTTATTTACGCTACTTTTTTTAACAGAAGGCATACTTACTCCTTATCGTATTTTATACATTTAGTATTATCTCTGCATTCCTTATAAGTTTCGCAAGACGGACAAGGAATTGCATAAGGCCAATTGGGGGATTTTATCATTATATACTCCACGTATTAAAATAGACTAGCATGTTTTTAGGAGCTTGTCCATGTTTCAAGGCAGCCTGTTTCCATACATTGTACTTCTTTATCGCAATATCTCTGGCTTCTTCAAACTCTTTATAAGCCCTTTCCATATCACCATACCTAAGTTCATGTAGCTGTTTCTGCTTTTCCTCTATTTCTTTTTCTAATTTCATCTCATCAGAGATTTCAATATCCACTTTAGTATCTGCCATAATTTCTCCTATTTGCAATTACACGATTTACTACCTGTGACATACCCTGCCACAATACCTACAACGCCTACGAGAGCATTGTTTAATAGAGCTAAGATGCCCTCGTCAAACTTACCACCATGCTCTGCAGCCATCATAAACTCATCGACAACAATAAGACCTAGTAAACTCATAAGTCCTATTGCGAGAATCATTACTGTTATATGTTTCATACTATCCATTAAGCACCTATTGAATGACAACCACTAACCATTACAGCTATGTATATACATAAACCTATGATTATAAGTTTGCCGTAATCTAAATCCCACGCAGTACCCTCACCACGTGAGCTAAAAAAATTCATTACTCTTCCCCACATATTATTTTCCCCTTTTATTTAAACCACCTTTATTCATTAAGCGTTTTCCCGATTTAAAATCAGGTTTAATTTCCTTACCATCCTTGTCGTACTTTCTTTTCCAAGGCATTTTTTTAAACTTAGGGCCACCGTTTTTAGGTGGCTTATACGGCTTAGGTTTAGGCATCTTAGGTTTAATTAAGTTACCATCTTTATCGTATTTTCTTCTATATAACATATCAAGTAATTTTTGTGTTTCTGTTTTAGTCATACTTCTTACAAGCGAATTAAATTTTTTACTATCCATTATATATTTTCCCTTTGCTCTACTTTAGATGATACTTCAACCCTTGACTTTCCACCATTCACGTATAGTCCAAACCAAGCTGCACCTGCCCCCACAACGACAGACACAAACCCTGCCTGTGCGTTATTGGGATCAGGTAGATGCATAAACCAACTGCATGTCTGATAGAACACAACCATGTAGGACAGGATCAATGCTCTAGGCACAATACGCCATGAGTCTAGTCTTTCTGGTGTTATCATATATACTCCTACTGTTGGTATAATACTTCTCGTACAGATATTATAATATGTAACCGATTAGCTGTCGCAGCTGTCGCTTTCAATATCTCACCTGCAGTCATATATATACTATTATGTGTTAACAGTTCTACTGTACCATTAGCACCAATAGCTTTTGTTTTATATAAGCTAAATGTAGCAGGTGTGTCTGCTGTATCTGTTATGGTTAAGGTTATTGTATCGGCATTGCCAGAGTCTTCAGATACTAAAATAGAGTCCACTACGGCTGTCCTTTTATCAGGACATGTGTATACGACAATGGCACTATTTGTTGTCAGATCTTTTTTAGCTGACGCATACCTGAAGTCTTTGGTCATCTAGTACGTTTTCTTTTTAGTCATACCACCGCCATAGAACATGCCTGTCTTACGCATATCCATCATGCCGCCGCCTGCAGCTTTACGTGGTTGTATAACACCACCTTTTTTTCTATAACCACCCTCACTTATTTTAAAAGTTTCTTGGTCAGTTTCCCCTTTCCCAATACTAGGATAAAACTTTATAAGAAGATTCATTAGTTCGTCATTAGATAGTTTATCCATCTGTGCTGTTGACATACTATCAAACTGCTTTTTGGTCATACCACCTTTTGCAGCTTTCATTGTCTTTGGTTTCTTCTTTTTTATAGAACTTATTAATTTTAAAATTCTAGGATGCTTTTCCATTAACTTTAATAATATATTCGATGGACTATTACTCTTTCCTGTACCCCCTCTAGGGCCTGTCCTACCACTAGGTTTAGAGGAATTAGGGCTTCTTTTGCCATCTAACGTTTTTATTGCTACCATAATTTATCTCCCTATTTCTTTTTAAGCCATTGAGACAGGGTTAGACCTGACTTCTTCAGCTGCTCTGCAGTTACGGCAGCCTTACGCTTACCATTCTTATCATAAAAGTACTTCTTGCCCATCTTCTGTGCTTGGGCTATGGTACGTGGCCTTGTAGGAGACTTTGATACTTCGCTTATTCTTTTTGTAGGAGCATCTGATCCACCAAATCTAATCTTTTGTCCTGGTTTAATCTTATCAAAATCTTTAATTTGAGGATTAATCTTTTTAAGATTAGCTACCGTTGTGCCTTTACTTTTTGCTATAGAGGTTAAGGTATCTCCACTCTTAACTGTTACTTGCTTTGTATCTCGTATAGCTTTCTTTTGAGCTTCAGTTAAGGTCTTAGCTTTCCTGCCACCTGTCTTAGGCCCTGCACGTGTTCCCATTCCTGGTGTTCCAGGGGTTGCTCTTGATTTTGCTTTAGGGCTTTCACCCTTTTTACCCTGTCTGTCATAGGCGTAAAATCCACCTGCTTCAGGTTTTTTACCTGTCTGTACTCCACTACGTGTTCCCATTCCTGGTGTTCCTACCTTACCACTTCTGTAAGTTTTTGGTGCTACAACTGTAGGTGATGTTTTCTTTTTAGCTGTATCACTAAAACTCATGGGTCTATTTAACCCTGTCTTAGTTCCAGTCTTAATTCCTGACCTAGCACCAGGCCTAGCTTTTTTATTACCTGTAAATAAACTTAGAATCGTATCGACTCTTTTACCAAAAGCTTCATTAGCTTTATTCTTTCTATTACGAGCGTCAATCTTTTTATTAGAAGATACCTCTCGTTTAAGATCCTTTACGGATTTTCTTTTATCTGCAGCTGTTCTTTTTTGCTGTTGTATCTTCTTAATTTTATCTTTATATCTATTAGTACTGTAATCTCTTGCCATATTTAAAGTTTCCTTTTACTTTAATTACCAGACCACCCTTCAGCGATCATCGCTTCTTCCACTTCTTTAAGTGAAAAAGACCTACCATAGCGAGACTCTACCGCCTTTCTTACGTAGAATACATCACTATGTGGTATGTGGAGTTTATGCAGACTGTTATTAGCTATAGCTTTATAAAACTCTTCAATAACATTGTCTGTGTATAGTTTTACTGATTTTTTAGCCATTGTCAATATCTTTTTTTAATTAGTACGGATATTTATGTTAACAATACACAGTTTAAGTGTTTAGCATTTAAAGTGTTATTTATATTTTAGGTAATATATAGTTAAAGTGTAGACAGTTAAAGTGTACCGTTCGTTATGTCTATATATAATTATACCACAAAACAATAGGGTAGTCAATATGTGTGTACGATTATACTAGATGTGTGTTATTTATGATACATATACTGTGGTTAACAAGTGATTTACCTGATCTGTGTATATATGTGTATACGTATACGTATGGGGGCGCACTGGCCCTTGCCTACACCCCTGTATGTACACAGATACATGCCTAGGTAGCCTAGCCACGCAAATGTGAACACAAGCATGCGTCATCCATCCACACAAGGCTGACAAAACCCAACAAAATAAGGCATTTAATCGAAAGATTAAACTGTTATCACATCAGTTGACAGATAAATCTGCCACAGATACCCCAAAAATACACCTATCACTAACTTTAGTTAGTGTGGTACATATCCCCTCACCGACTTGACAGCTAGGTTGTATTGGTTTATGTTTTTAACGAGAAAATATATCTCACTTCTTGTGAGAGATATATTGTTCTCTTATAAAAACAAAACCAAAACAAACAAAGGAAAATCGAAATGGGAAATTATGCAAACATCGCTGACCTCGTCAGAGAAGGCAAAGCCTTAAATGCTTGGTGGAAAAAGCTTAACTGCGTTAGGGTTACTACTCAAGCCAAAGGCTTTGACACTCGGTTAGGCAAGTTGCTGAAGCAACTCAAGGCTGAAAGCCCAAATGGTCGTATATCCTCTGCTCAACTCTCTAGAGTTGGTCTCAAGGATATCCCAAAGCAAAGACGAAGCGAAGCTTTGTGGTTCGTTGAAAACGAAGAGGTAGCTAGAGATTTCATCTCCAAGTCCAAGAAAGGTTTCACAAGCTTATCTGCTTTGCAGAAAGCGGTGAACAAGGCAAACAAGCCTTCCACCGAAGGTGATGTTAAGTCCGATGTCGGACAATCTAGCGAAGCTACCATTAGCGAAGCTAAACCGAAAGCAGAGGTTCGTACTGATAGTATCAGTCTAGGCTCAAGCAAGCAGAGCTTGGTACAAGCAGTCAAGCTGTGGACACAAGTCCATAACATCAGCATACTGGAAGTAGCAGAGCTACTTATGGATGAAGCTGATGATCCTGTCACTGACTTTCAAGCTACTCAAAAGGTAGCCAACACAAGCGAAGAGTTACCTTTATCTGAATTGCTCGGAATAAGCACAACTAGACCTGTGTGCAATCCAACAGTGGATGAAGAAAACATGACCATTACTACCGAAGAGTTACCTTTATAGGTAACTTTTCACTAGCAGAGCTAGGCAACTCTATAAACTGCCTTTATAATATATTATTTATATAACACTTGAAATGTATATGAAAGTGTTATATAACTAATATAATATAACTTAACTGAAACAAGTCCGATGTCGGACAATTTGAAAAGGATAAAATCATGCAAGGTATGAAAGTAACATGTCACAAGATTAACTCAGGCTACGGCACAGACTATGGGTATGTAGAGTGCGAAGTCAAAGAGGTAGTTCACCTGAATGGCGTACCTACGATTAAGGTTTGGGAGTGTAGAGATGAAAATGCTACAGACTATCCCATTCATAAGGCAATGGGTAGAAATTACTTTCAGCCTGTATACCTAGCGTGGTTTAGGTATGGCGAATGGGTCTTAGACCTAGATTGAAACAAGTCCGATGTCGGACAATTTAACTGAAAGGAAATTAAATGTTTACTAATTGGAATTGTACTCATGTAGCAGAGGGTTCAGTAGAACTCACTCGTTCATCAGACTTCACAGGTAATGTGAACTCAATGGTGTTGCCTGTCACGCAGGGTATGCTTGATCGCTACTACATGGGGGATGAGTGTGTTCAAGACGTATTCCCTGCGCTTGATGCAGATCAGCGTGAGTTCATTATGACAGGTGTGACACCTGCTGAATGGGATAGCCTCTGTGGTAATGAAGGGTAACAAAGTCCGATGTCGGACAATTTAACTGAAAGGTATTGAGATGACTAAGCCAAGTGGATATATACTATACGAAGGTGATAGCTTACTTGATGGCAAGCCTATCGTAGCTATAGCACTAACAGGTAGTAACAATAGCAAGACAGGTAACATGATCCAAATCCTATACATACGTAGTGACATTGATCCTATCTCTGCCAACAAGAGTGGTGAAGACTACTCTATCTGTGGCACGTGTCATTTACGTGGCAAGCCACATGACAGAGATGATCGGGCTACGGCTGATGAACGTGGATGTTATGTCATGTTGCTAAGTATACTAGGTGTGTACAAAGCATACAAGGCAGGTAAATACCCTCGCATCAAGACGGTTGACTTTGTTGAGATGACAAGGGATAGGACTGTACGTCTAGGTATGTACGGTGATCCTGCTTGTGTGCCTAAAAGAAATAACAAGCTATGGATCAAGCATGCTAAAGCACATACGGCTTACAGTCACCAAGCTAATACAGTTGGTGCTGACTACGATCCTACTGTGTGCATGCGTAGTGCTGACACAGTGGAAGAAGCCAAGGTAGCTTGGGCAAAAGGTGAACGTACCTTTAGGGTAGGCCACCTTACATCTATGGTGAAAGACAAAGAGGTGCTATGTCCTGCCAGTGCGGAAGCAGGTAGACGTACTACATGTGACAAGTGTAAGCTATGTAGTGGCATGAAGATCAATGCCAAGTCCATACTCATACCTGCACATGGCACAGGAAAGAAGTGGGTAGCGTAATGAAAAAGAAACTTACAATCACAAGAGTTAATCCTGTAGCAAAGGCAATGCTGATGCTACGTAAACCAATGCAAACAGTTAGACCTAAGAAAGGAAAGGGTAGCTATGACAGAGCGAAAGCGAAGCGTAACGCATTACGAAGTAAAGAACTTTGAGAAGTTCAAGCAGAAGAAGAAGCTTAACCTCAGAGATAAGACAAGGCATGGCAATGCCTACAGACAGGAACGCAAAAACAAAAGGAGATATGCGTAATGGAACAGATACCTGAAATTTATATGTGGTTTTTCATGGCATGTGTATTTGGATATGCATGCTTTATAACAGGTTGGCTTGTCGCTAAGATAGACACGCTTGCAAAGAGAAGGAGATAGCATGGCTATGTACTATGAGATAGGTGTATCCATAGAAAAGCAACCATCTATTGTGACAGTGGATAGTAATGCTACACCTGTAAAAGATTGGAAGGAAGCGGTAGATCATGTGATGCGATTAGCAAAGCTATTCTACCCTAACCTTCAAACAGAGTTCGATTTCGTAAAGGAGTACGAGATTGAAGACGAGCCTAGTGATCTAGGTTTTATATTTCAACCCCAAGATGCAACAACATATAATAAGGAGAAATTATTATGACACAGCAAATCAACACAGCAAATAACCCTGCCCTAGAAATTGTAGACTACAGCAATCACACGTTCCACATGAAACGAGCAAGGAACTATAGCTACAACTATGCGACTATTGATGGCATACTAATGGAAGTATACCAAGATTGTACTATCAAAGAGATTGCTTCCACTTTGAATGAGCCATTCAATAGGATTGTCTATAGGATACAGTTCATTCAGAAGAATCACCCTGATCATATTGTGCGTAAGTACGGCAAGGGTGCTACTGTAGATAAGGGTAGCTACACTGTAACAAAGTCCGATGTCGGACAAAAGAGAAAGGCTAATGGCTAATGCAATACCAACAAGCATTCGCAAGTGAGATAGACCCCTACGCTATGGGGGTCGCTCACTACAATCACCCTGACGTAAAGCAGATAGGTAGTGTACTTGGTATCAGGCACGTTAGAAATAATGTATTTAAACAGCCTATGTATGTACACAAAGGTATAGACCTGCTAATGGCAGGCCCACCTTGTCAACCATTCTCCTTTGCAGGTAATCAGCTTAACTTTAATGACGAGAGAGCCAAGCCTACAATAGAGTTCTTTAGGTTGTTCCACCAGTGGAAACCTAAGTACTTTCTCATTGAAGAAACTCCTATGAAGAAGGAATATATGGATGTGTTCTCACGTGAGTTCGGATGTGAGCCACGTGTACATAACTCTGCGTCTGTATCTGCACAGAATCGTAAGCGTTTGTATTGGACTAACATACCCCATGACGATCTGCCTGATCTTGGTATCAACCTTGAGGATATCCTTGAGGATGAGAGCATGACCGACAGAGAGAAAGCCTACTGTGTAGACGCTAACTATTTTAAGGGTGGATCTATGAAGATGTACTTTGAGAAAGCACGTAGACAAGTGGTGTTCAACAAGCATACTCAATGCAGACAAGTGGGTGAAGCTAACCTCAAAGGCTATGACATCATCAAGCGTGTCTACTCTCGTAAGGCTAAGTCCTCTGGCCTGACCACCATGCAAGGTGGGTGGCGCATGCCGAAGGTTGAGGATGGTGACTTACGTTGGAGAGCATTGACACCTCTTGAGTGTGAACGATTGCAGACTATGCCCGATTGGTATACCAAGGTAGGTATCTTCCCTGATAAACAGGTCAAACAGATCAGCAATTCAAGGCGATACAAGATGATAGGTAATGGATGGACAGTGGATGTGATCAAGCACATACTCAATGGCATACCTGAACAGTCACTTGGTACTGTCGTGAGTTTGTTTGATGGCTGTGGCTGTGGATACCAAGCATTGAAAGGAGTAAAGAGATGAAAACTAATTTAGAAAAGCATAAGCACTACCAAAAGAATTCACGCTATCAATTCTGTGAGATACCTAATGACGAAGAAGGACAGCAGTTGGTAAGGCTGATGAAGAAATACTTAAACAAGCACAGATACAATATAAGGGTCAAGGGGCAGTACCTTGACAAGGTTAAGTACCCTGATACCTATTGGTCAAAAGGTGCGCCTATTGAGGCTTGTACCCACATTAGAGTGTACATTGACGAGAAGCCAGAGATAACACAAGATAAGTGGACAGATAGTATAACCTATGGATTACGTCATGCTGTTCATACACTTGAACACAAGATTAACAGCATAGAAAGTACGAGAAAATGAGTTTAAAAAATAAAGATATTACAGTTTGGTTTTCTTGTGGTAGTGCTAGTGCAGTTGCTACGTATTTAACCTTGAAGAAGTATGGTAAAGATAACAGGGTTAGAGTTGTAAACAATCCTGTGAAAGAGGAGCATGAAGACAATCAAAGATTTTTACAGGATGTAGAGAAGTGGCTAGGCATAACGATAGAGTATGCTATTAATGAAGACTTTCCTGACTGCTCTGCTGAAACTGTGTGGGATAAGCACAAATACATGAGTGGTATTGCAGGTGCGCCTTGTACTATGAGACTAAAGAAACATGCAAGGCAACAGTGGGAGAATAAAAACAACTCTGATTATCTTGTGCTAGGATTTACGGCTGAAGAAAAGAAAAGAGCCGATAGATTTATTATGACAGAGAGAAATAATCTTATACCTGTATTAGTAGATGAAGGATTAACCAAACAGGATTGCTTTGATGTAATTGCTAGTGCAAATATAGAACCACCAAAGATATACAAGTATGGATTTCCAAATGCAAATTGTATTGGGTGTGTCAAAGCAGGATCACCTACCTACTGGAACTTAGTACGTGATAAGTTTCCAAAAGTATTTGCTAAGAGGGTGGAACAATCAAAAAGAATAGGTGCTAAGTTAGCTATCTACAAAGGTAAGAGAATATCTCTTGAAGATTTACCTATAGATGCAAGAGGTAGATCACTTAAAAATTATAACTTTGAATGTGGAATATTTTGTGAGGAGAAATTATAATGATTATATACTTAGATATGGATGGTGTGTTAGCCGATTTCTTTGGTGGGCTTGAGAAGAGATTCAAGGTAACGCATTGGAAAGATATACCAGATATAGATGACGCACTATCTCAACTAAAAGACACAAGTTTCTTTGGATACTTAGGTATGTTTGAGACTACCTATCCTATCGTGGGCTATGTCAAAGAGTTGACATATAAATATCCTCACTTGGATTGGGGGATATGTTCTACACCTTTGCGTAATGACAGAGATAACTCTGCCTATTGGAAACGCAGTTGGTTGAATAGGAATAATCTCATGCCCGATAAGATACCTTACTTGGTGTTCACTCACAAGAAAGAAACCTATGCTACCCATACGGTAGATGGTACACCTAACATCCTTGTTGATGACAAGCACACTAATATCAAGAGATGGACAGAGGCAGGTGGGTTAGGTATTCTATGGCAAGCTAACAGAGATAGCCAAACCAAGTTAGAAAGTGAATTGCATAAGGCAATCCATCTTGGACAAAAAGTTAGAGGAGATTTCTAAGTATGAGAAACGCAATCTTTTTCCTGATCATATGTGCAGCATATACATGGGAAGTTTTAATTGAAGAAAGGTTTACAAGCAAATGGTATTACTCAAAAGTGCATTGGTCTGCCTTGCACTAAACATCTATCACGAAGCACGTGATCAGAGTACGGCAGGACAGTTGGCAGTGGCACAGGTAACTGTCAACAGAGTGGATAGTAAACACTATCCTGATACAGTATGTGATGTAGTGTATCAAAAAGGTAAGAGCATCTGTGCTTTTTCTTGGACATGTGATGGTGCAAGTGACACACCACATGAGGACAAAGCATGGCAGAAGTCTATGATGTTGGCAGGTATGATGCTTGATGACAACAACAGTATAGATGTAGTGAATGGTGCGACACACTATCACACCACAGAAGTAAACCCCTATTGGGCAGACAGCTTGCGAGTTGTTAAGCAAGTGGGGGATCATATATTCTACAAGTAGCTTGACTAAAATTAGTATATGTGATATAACTAGTTATCAGTTGAAACAATAAAGCAAAGGAGAAACAAATGGCTTTAGATTTTGTAACAAACCACCAACTACCTTACGATTTAAACTTTAAGGTACGCAAAGAACCTACTCTATTTAAAGGAGAATCTTATGTAGTGAATGACTACTCAGGAGATTATCTAGGTATAGTAGGAGATAGCTACGCACTCACTAGTCATGGTGAATACTACGACAAAGTGTGGGCTACAGTAGAAGAGACACTAGGTGTAGAGTCTTGTCTCTTAGCTGAAATTAACTGGCGATCAGCACGTAACGGTGCATTCGTTATGATGGATGCGATCTTCAAGGATCAAGGCATCACTATTGCCAGTGACCTACATGAAACAGAAGTATTCAAACGAATGGTTGCCCTACATGGTGTGGATGGCAAGTGTTCCAACCAAGTATTCTATGGTTTGATTGATGGGTTCTGTCTGAATGGTATGGTGACAGGTGATCACAACTACATCAAGAAAAAGAACTCTGCCTTATTTAATATAGATATCTTTCAAGGTGAGTTAGCTGATTCAGTTGTAAACTTTGAAGATGAAGCAGAGAAGCTAAGTGATTGGTGTAAGGTTAGCACACGTACCCTGTGTGTTAAGTCTGTGCTTGATCACCTGATGGATAGCGACAGAAAGGCAGACAAGATGCTTGCCTTGTACAGAGAAGAGACACGTAAGCGTGGTGAGAATCTCTTTGCCTTATACAGTGCGTTCACTAACTACGCTACGTATGGTGATGAACGTAATGGATTCACAGTACGTAACACAGGTAACGACACAAGGGCAGAGACTATGTGGAAGCGTGAGAAAGAGGTAGCCAAGTGGATCTCTTCGCCTATATGGAAAGACCTAACAACTAGAGAAAAGGTGATAGCTTAATGAAACTTCCTAGATATACACAGGCTAGGACTACGGCATGTGGTGTGGTTGAGTACAGATTCAACCCACCACAGAAGTTAGTCGATGCAGGTGTTGTCACACGCAGACAGTTTGGGTCTGACCTGAAGCAGGTACGTAAACTGGTACGTGAAGACAACCAGAAGATAGATGAATGGTATGATAAAAATGCAACAGCTACAAATATAAAATCAAATAGTACCTTGACATGTCTTATCAACAGCTACTTGGAGTCATATGATTTTCAAAAGTTAAGAGATTTCTCACAGAAGGATTACAAATACTTTTTATCTGTTGCAAATAAGTCACTAGGACAGAGGAGATTCATGGATATTAGTTCTAAGTTAGCCAAGAAACATTATCAACTGTGGCTTGAACGTGGTGTTAGCTTTGCCAATCATGTATGTACGTGTGTATCACGTGTATACAATCATGCTATTGAACAAGAGCAAGCCTACAAGAATCCCTTTGCTAACATTAAACGTGTGGCTGCACAAAAGAGAACTGCCATTTGGAAGAGGGATGAAGTTAAACAGTTTCTTGATGTGGCATATGCTGATTTCTCTACACGTAGCATTGCGTTAATAGTACAGATGGCCTATGAGTTTTGTCAGCGTGTCGGTGACATGCGTGTATTAGAGTGGGATAGATTCAATAAGGACATGACTGTGTTATATTTACAACAGTCTAAACGTAGGGCAGAGGTGGAGTTACCTGTGAATGATACATTACGACAGACTTTGCTTGATCAGAGAAAAGACTTTGGCTTTCAAAGGTACGTAGCACCTAATGTAAACCCCACTGATGGGGCATATCATCCTTATGGTAAGATGAACCTATCCCAATTAGGTAGGCGTGTCATACGCAAGGCTAAGTTGTCTGATGATCTACGCCTACTAGACTTACGAAGGTCTGGTATAATGGAGATGGTTGATGGTGGTGTGCCACTACCACAGATCATGTCTGTTAGTGGGCATGCTAACCCTGCGTCAGTTACACCCTATATGAAAAATACTTTGGCATCTGCAACTAATGCCTTGACAACTAGAAAAACATGGGTATCATCTGCGATGAAGCAGCAGGAGGGTGTATAACATGTGGAGTGTATGGGATTATGATGTTAAGAATGGTGAGACTAAACGTGTTGACTGTCCTGTGTGTAGGGGTAGGAAAACATTTACTATCACTAACAATATGGGTAGCTTGATATGGAATTGTTATAAAGCTAACTGTACTGTGAGTGGGGGTAAGCGTGTACGCTTGAGTGCAGAGGACATTAAGAAATCTTTTGCACCACCAGAGGATACTAGTAGTGATATAGATTGGGAGTTACCTAAACAACTAGTCTATCAACCATCCTATACACAAAAGTTTGTAGATCAATACCGACTACCTAAAGATCTGGAGTTGATGTACGATGTTAAAGAGGATCGTGTTGTGTTTACCATATGGAAATCGTGGAGATGTGTAGACGCAATCGGTAGGGCAACAGACCAACGACTACCTAAGTGGAAAAGGTATGGCAATAGTGACTTGCCTTTTACTTATGGGTGTGGTACTGTTGCTGTAGTTGTTGAGGATTGCGTCAGTGCTGTAGTTGTAGGCGAGATTGGCGTATATGTCGGGGTGGCTGTGTTGGGTACGTCACTTTCCGAAGCACACAAGAAGTACTTGTCGCAGTTCTCAACAGCAATTGTAGCGTTAGATCCCGATGCGTTACCTAAGACAATGCAGTTCGCCAAAGAGCTACGCCAACACGTAGACAAGGTAGGTGTATTGAAGTTGACCGATGACTTGAAGTATAGAAACGAAATAGATATAGAAAACCTAACCAACATAGGAGTATAATATGGAACTAGCATTACTACGTAGCCTAATGGACAAGCAATTTTATGATGATCATAGAGGTGCTAAGTGTCCTAACAGATTGTTCACCAAAGATGCACAGAAGATCAAGTCAGTAATTGATTCTTGCATGCAGAGGTATGAGCGTACTGTTACACCAGATGAAGTGGAAGCTTTGTTTTTATCAAGCAACCCTTCCATGACTACAGCACAGAAGATGGCTCACGCACAACTGTTTGATAAGATCAAGCGTGAGCAACCAATGGGAGCAGACATTGCACAAGAGGTATTGTCTAAGCTATTCCAACAGGTAGTGGGAGAGGACATAGCCAACTTAGGATTTGATTACGTCAATGGTACGAAGACTAGCCTTGAGCCTGTGCGTAACCTACTTGAACAGTATGGTGATGACTTTACACCCAACCTAAATATACAATGGGATGATATAGATATAAGCACACTGCTAGAGAAGAATGACCTTGAAGCACGATGGACATTCAACATACCCACACTTGTACGTAAGCTTGAGGGTGTGAATGAAGGACACCTAGTTGAGATAGGTGCTAGACCTAACACAGGTAAGACTTCCTTCCATGCCAGTTTGATTGCATCTCCTAATGGATTTGCTAGGCAGGGTGCTAAGTGTATTGTTTTGTGTAACGAGGAAGGTACGCACCGTGTAGGTGCTAGATACCTCACGGCTGCCACAGGCATGACGATGCAAGAAGTCAAGCAGAATCCTAAACTGGCACACGATAAGTATGAACCTGTACGTAAGAACATCCGATTGCGTGACGCTACAGGCAGAGACATGTCGTGGGTAGAGAGCGTATGCAAAGCGTACAAGCCCGACATTGTAGTGCTTGACATGGGTGATAAGTTTGCTGTGACTAGTGGCTTTGCGAGGCAGGATGAAGCACTCAAGGCCAATGCAATACATGCACGTAGTATTGCAAAGCAACAAGGGTGTGCCATCTTCTACATGTCACAGCTATCTGCTGAAGCAGAGGGTAAGGTACTACTCAATCAAAGTATGATGGAAGGATCACGTACAGGTAAGGCTGCCGAAGCAGACCTGATGCTTTTGATTGCAAAGAATCCTGTAGTTGAGGGTCAGGATGAAGAGGACAACCAACGACATTTAAACCTAGTCAAAAATAAACTTACAGGATGGCATGGTGTTATCCATTGTGAGCTTGACTATAAAACAGCGAGGTACATGGCATGAGAGGTAAAAGAAACTATATGGTAAGGGATGATGTTCCTTTATTCCAGAAGCATTTGCCAATAAAAAAATGTAACAGGTGCGCTAAAGTTTTAGTAGTACCCGACACATGGTGCGTGGGCAATGAAAGAAAAAGAAATTATATATGTAAAGTATGCGACATTGCTAAAGGTGCAGAAAATAGATTAAAAAGACTAGCTCGTAGTATACATAGCAGAGCTTTACGAGAGTATAATAAGGCAAAGGATGGCTATGTTTACATCATATCTAATCCTGCGTGGAAAGGTTGGTATAAGGTTGGTATGGCTATAGATGCAGAAGATAGGCTCAAGAGCTATCAAACATCAAGCCCACGTAGAGATTACAAACTAGAATATTGCCGTTACTTTCTTGACAGAAGACAAGCAGAAGAGGAAACACATAGCAGACTAGATAGCTTGTCTATTGACAGGAATGGGGAATGGTTTAAAGTAAACTTGATTTCGATACAAAAAACTATTGGAGATATATAAAATGAAACTAATACTTGATGTAGAGAACACAGTAACTAAGCGTGATGGTAAGATGCACCTTGACCCATTTGAACCAGACAATAGTTTGGTTATGGTGGGTATCTTACCTGCAGATATTAAAGATGACGTTAGGACACTCATCTATACATTTGACCATGCAGATATAGAACCTACCTTCAATGGCAAAGAAGAGTTACAATTAATTTTAGATAAGACTACTCTTCTAATTGGTCACAATATTGCATATGATTTACTGTGGCTATGGGAATCGGGTTTCAAGTATGATGGAGAAGTCTATGACACCATGCTCAATGAGTATGTTCTTCAACGTGGAGTGAAAGAACCCCTGTCTCTTCAAGCTTGTGCTGAACGCTACGGTGCTACGCCTAAACAGGATACACTCAAAGACTACTTTGCTAAAGGATATAGCACACGTGACATACCCCATGCAGAACTGTGTGAGTATTTACGTGCTGATCTATTGGCAACTAGGGATGTGTACCATAACCTAATGCGTAGGTACAACGAAGCAGACAACGCAGGACTAAGAGATACTGCAGAGTTGACTGATCAAGTGGCTGTGTGTCTTGCACGTATCTATCAGCGAGGTTTCAAAGTTAACCTTGATGTACTCAACAGTGTACGTGAGGAGTTTGAGACAGAGAAGAACCAGATTGAGAAGAGTCTCAACGCACAGACTAGAGAGCTAATGGGTGATATGCCTATCAATCTCAACAGTCCTGAACAACTGTCGTGGATTATCTATAGCCGTAAGCCCCACGATAAAACTATGTGGGGTAATTCGTTTGATCCATACATGTCTGACAATGACTTCAGGCAAACAATCAAACAGAACTCTAGTGTCATGTTAAAGAAACGTGCCATCAAATGTTCTACCTGTTATGGGTCAGGTTATATAAGAAAGAAAAAGAAAGATGGAACTCCATTTGCTAACCGAAACAGATGCGTTGCATGTGATGCTATTGGCTATATCTTCATTGATACTACTCCTGCTACTGTGGCAGGACTAAAGTTCTCCCCACCCAATCCTAAGTGGGCGAGTGCCAATGGCTTTACAACTAACAAAACAAATCTTGAGGTGCTTGAGAAGGTAGCACGATCACGTGGAATGAAGGATGCTGAGTTGTTCTTGCAACGTGTGCGTAGATTGTCTGCACTTGATACCTATTTGAGTAGCTTCATTGATGGTATCCAAACTCATACCAAGAAGGATGGCAAGTTACACGTGCGTTTACTACAGCATCGTACTGCTACTGGTAGATTCAGTGGTGCAGATCCTAACATGCAGAACATGCCTAGAGGTGGTACGTTTCCTGTGAAGAAGGTATTCATCTCACGTTTCAAACATGGTAAGATACTTGAGGCTGACTTTGCACAGCTAGAGTTTCGTGTGGCTGCCTACCTTGGGCAGGACAGTACCGCTATTGAAGAAGTGAAGACAGGCTTTGATGTACACAGCTACACCGCTAAAGTAATCACAGATGCAGGACAGAAGATGTCACGGCAAGATGCCAAGGCACATACGTTTGCTCCCCTGTATGGAGCTAGTGGCTTTGGCAGGACACCTGCAGAAGCGTTATACTACAAGCAGTTCAATACCAAGTACAGTGGTATAGCCAAGTGGCACAAGAAGTTGGCAAGCGAAGCTCTGAACAAAGGTAAGATTAAGACACCATCAGGCAGGGAGTTTGCATTCCCTGACATGGTACGTAAGCGTAATGGTGTGTCACACTTTACGCAACTAAAGAATTATCCTGTGCAGTCATTGGCAACAGCAGACATAGTACCGTTGTCTCTACTGCACATAGATAGTAAGCTTGACAATATGAAAAGTTGTATCGTTAATTCTGTACACGATTCAATTGTTATTGATGTGCATCCAGACGAGAGAGGAGCAGTGTTAGATGTAATCAAACAAACCAACCAAGAACTAATCAATCTAATAGAAACACGATGGAATCTAGATTTTAATGTGCCATTATTACTTGAGTCAAAAATAGGTAACAATTGGCTTGACACTAGAGATGTGGCATGATATAACTAGGAACTATTCACATTTAAAAAGGAGAAACTAATGACAGATTTAGTTACGATTAATACCAATGATTACGAAGCAATGGCTAAAGCTATGGGAATGGCTAATGAGAGATCTGAAAGCACCAAAGAGAAAGCGAGTACTCTTGCACGTTTGAGGATCAATCACGCACCCATCATGGGTACGGCTGAAGTTAAGGGTAAGGATGTCAACGTAGAGGTTGTTGAAGGTGGCATGTATAAACTGGAGATACCTGATGGGCCTACTTACTTTTCAAAGAGCATAAGGGTCAGACCTTTTATGCAAAGGTTTATGTTTAAGCGTTTCATTATGGGTAAAGGTAATACCAAGAATAGGTTTATCAAAACTATAATGGCTGACAATCTTAACATAGATTTAAAAGATAGTGATGGGGGTTTCAATTGTGGTAAACCGTCAGGTTGGATTGCAGATTTCAAAGCCTTGCCTGAAGCTCAACAACAACTGATCCGATCTTGCAAACGTGTTCGTGTTGTGTTTGGTCTTGTCACTATGATAGATCCTGTGGATGCAACAGGTGAGAGTGTTGATGTTCAACCCCAAGCTTTTATTTGGGAAGTAGAGAACAGAGATGCTTTCAAAAGTATAGGTAAATGCTTCAACGACTTGGCACGTGCTAAGAGATTACCTGTACAACATGAGATAGCTTTATCTACTGAAGCTAATTCACTTGCTAATGGTAACACATTCTTTTTACCGAGTCCGACCTTAGACCTCACCAAGACGGTAGAGGTAGGTGATTCCGATCAGACGATGTTTGCTAACCTAGTCCTGTGGATACAGAACTACAACGACTATATCCTAAATCAGTGGGATGAAAACGTTCACAATAAAGAGCAAGTGGATAGCAGTGTTCTTGATGACTTCATTGAGATTGACACAGATGAAGTAGTTTCATAATGAAACACCCTGCCGAAATGATTATACATCAGTACCTTGATAAGGCATCTAATGGTGAGACAACTGTATCAACTAGTACAGTGAATCAAATCTGTAAAGATGTTAGGGATGCTGTTGTTCGTCAGTTTGGTGGGGGTAACAAGCGTGATGGGTTTGCCTTTCGTATGTCCAACGTGGGCAGACCCTCATGCCAACTGTGGTTTGACAAGAACAAGCCACAGGAAGCGTTACCCAAACCGACTACATTTATAATGAACATGTTGCTAGGAGATATAGTAGAAGCTGTATTCAAAGGCATCCTAAAAGAAGCAGGAGTAAAGTATGAGGATTCTAAACGTGTTACCCTTGACTTGGGAGATGACACCGAACAACGGTTGGTTACTGGAACATATGATATTGCTATTGATGGTGCTGTTGATGACGTTAAGTCAGCGTCTGATTGGTCATATAGAAACAAGTTTGATTCTTTTGACACGCTTAAAAGTGGAGATGCCTTTGGTTATGTAGGGCAGTTAGCAGGTTATGCGAAAGCCACAGGTAAGAAAGCAGGCGGTTGGTGGGTAGTCAATAAAGCTAACGGCAATATCAAGTATGTACCTGCAGAAGGAATTGAAGTTGATAAAGAAGTAGATAAGATCAAGGCCAACGTAAACAAGGTAAGCACCGAAAAGTTTGAAAGATGCTTTGAGCCTATAGAGGAAACCTTCAGAGGTAAGCCAACAGGTAACAAGATATTAGGTGTGACTTGTGGATTTTGTTCTTATCGTAAGGCGTGTTATCCTACTATGAAAGAGTTGCCACAGAAAATGTCTGTAGCTAAGAACCCTAAGATAGTAGCGTATGTCTGATGGATAGCAAGCAGTTTAAAGCTGCACGTAAGTATGGGTATAGGTCAGGGTTAGAGCAAAAGCTTGCACTCTACCTTACCCAATTACGTGTTAAGTATTCCTATGAATCAATCAAGATTGAATGGGAAGACCTAGCGTATAGAACGTATACACCTGACTTTATTCTTGACAATGGAATCATAGTTGAGACTAAGGGTATGTTCACAGCAATGGATAGACGCAAGCACATTGCTATTAAGAAACAGCATCCAAAGTTAGATATACGATTCATCTTTGAGAACAGCAGACGTAAGTTACGCAAGGGTGCTAAGTCTACGTATGCTCAATGGTGTGATAGGTATGGATTTGAGTATGACAATAGGGTTATACCCGAAGCATGGCTAAAAGAAAAGGGTAAGGTAGTACACCCAAAGTTTATTGCCTTTACTCGTAAAAAGATAGTGAGGAATTGATATGACAAAACATATACCACTTGATATAGACGAAGAAGATTTTATTATAAAGATACATCCCCAAAGAGATAGTAATAACAACTGGACAGGAGATGTGAAGTTAGGTATAATCACCTCACATGATAACCCATTAACAGATAATGATTTCTTTTATATGATGGAGTTCACGAATCTTATATGTGCCACTGTGCCAATGATGTCGGAAGATCCAGACTTTAGAGAAGAGATCCAAGCTTTTGTTGATGCAGAAAGAGAAGAAGAGAAAGCTAAACAGATAGCTAAGTTAAGAAAGAAACCGACTAAAAGTAAAGTAACTGAAACAACTGGCAATGTTATTAAGGTAGCATTTTCAGGCAAGATAGATGGGAGTGCATAGCATGGTAGAAAATAGTAAAGATAACTTTAATGGAACGTATTCTGTGTCTAGTGATGACATGGTAAACCACCCACCACACTACAACCAGTACGGTGTAGAATGTATTGAAGCTTTGAAGTCAGCCTGTGGAGAAGGATTTGAGTACTACTTACAAGGTAATGTAATGAAGTACCTATGGAGATACCGATACAAGAACGGCATAGAAGATCTAAAGAAAGCTAATTGGTATCTAGAATTATTAATGGAGACTGTTGACAATGTCGATAAGAAAAGTTAAAGTGTACATTACACTAGAGGTAGACACGGAAGACTATCCTACATCTGTTGATGAACAGTTACAGGATGACATACAAGATCAAATAGAATCATTCATCTATGATGTAGATGGATTTCATCTAAATAAAATTAAACTATTAGTAGGAGAATAACATGACATTACCAACAGATTACCAAAACTTTATTGCAACCTCTCGCTATGCAAGATGGAAAGAAGATGAAGGGAGAAGGGAAACTTGGGAAGAGACAGTAACACGATACGTGGATTTCATTTGGGATAGAACGAATGTTGACAACATCATGCACCATAGAACTAAGAAAAAAATATGGAATGCTATACACAACCTAGAAGTTATGCCATCTATGAGAGCCTTGATGACTGCAGGTAAAGCACTTGATCGTGACAACACTGCAGGATATAACTGTAGCTACCTGCCTGTCGATGATGTAAAATCTTTTGATGAAGCTATGTACATCTTGCTGTGTGGTACAGGTGTAGGCTTTAGCGTTGAACGTAACTACATCAACAAACTACCAGAGATACCTGAACATCTATATAATAGCGATACGTGTATATCAGTAAGCGATAGTAAAGAGGGATGGGCAAAGTCCTTTCGTATGCTAATAGCATTGCTCTATGCAGGAGAAATACCCACTTACGATGTCAGCAAAGTTAGACCTGCAGGTGCTAGGCTAAAGATCTTTGGCGGTAGAGCTTCTGGCCCTGCACCTCTTGAAGATCTATTCAAGTTTACCATCAACATGTTTAAGGGTGCTGTAGGCAGAAAGCTTACAAGCTATGAGTGTCATAGTATTATGTGTAAGGTAGGTGAGATTGTGGTAGTGGGCGGCGTAAGGCGATCAGCCATGATCAGTTTGTCCAACTTGTCCGACATACGTATGCGTCACGCTAAGACAGGACAGTGGTGGGAGACTGCACCACACATGGCACTCTCTAATAACTCTGTGGTGTACACAGATAAGCCCGACTCCGAAACTTTCTTACGAGAGTGGACTTCACTGGTAGAATCTAAGTCAGGCGAGAGAGGTATCTTCAATAGAATATCTGCACAGTACCAAGCTAAGAAGAATGGTAGAAGAGATCCTGACTATGACTTTGGTACTAACCCATGCAGTGAGATTATCCTACGACCATATCAGTTCTGTAATCTTACTGAAGTTGTTGTTAGAAAGGATGATACACGTAAGAGTTTACAAAAGAAGATAGCTATTGCAACTATCTTAGGTACTCTACAATCTAAGCTGACTAACTTTCCCTACCTAAGAAAGGTATGGAAGAACAACACAGAAGAAGAAAGGTTGTTAGGTGTAAGTCTTACAGGCATTATGGATAGTCCATTAACCAATGGTACAGAGATGGGATTACGTGAGAGGCTAGACGTTTTTAGAAAGGTAGCTATTGATACTAACAAGAAGTATGCGGATCTACTAGGTATACCACAATCTACTGCCATCACATGCGTCAAGCCTAGTGGCACTGTATCACAGTTATGTGATTCGGCTAGTGGTATTCATGCTCGACATTCGCAGTATTACATACGTACTGTACGTGGTGACAACAAAGATCCTCTTACAAAGTTTATGATAGATCAGGGTGTACCTAATGAGCCTGAAGTTAACAAGCCAATGGACACTACGGTCTTTAGTTTTCCAGTTAAGTCACCTGACGCATCCATAACTAGAAATGATATGTCAGCTATAGAACAATTAGAAATGTGGAGAATCTATCAAGAGCATTGGTGTGAACACAAGCCATCCATTACGGTATCTGTGCGTGAAGAAGAGTGGCTTGAGGTAGGTGCATTTGTGTTTAAGTACTTTACTGACATGTCAGGTGTGTCTTTCTTGCCACACACTGATCATATATATCAGCAAGCTCCCTACCAAGAGTGTACAGAAAAAGAGTACAATGATATACTAGCCATTAGTGCCGATATAAATTGGGATAAACTAAAGGACTATGAGGGTGAAGACAATACCCTGTCGAGTCAAACACTTGCTTGCAGTGGTGACTCATGTGAAATTGTAGATATAGGAAAGTGAGGTAACTATGCCAAAGATTACAATAGATGAAACAGAATATGAAGTTAAAGAAGACGATCAAGAAAAGATGCAACTACTTAACATGCTATCGTTAGGTAGTAACGCATTGAACTTGCTTAACCACATAGCGCAGTGCGTTAACGCAGTACAACAAGGTAAAACCCAAGAACTGAAAACAAGTTTAGGAGTTAAAGATGAAGAGAAGAAACCTAAGAAGTAGAAAAGAAATGGGATTGGGGAAGTATGATGCTCCCCTAATCATACAATACACTAGAGGTATTAACGATTTTAAATCGGGTAACTTAGTTAATCCTTTTCATTTACACTCTATGCAATACAGAGAATGGGAGAGAGGATTTACTAGGGCATATCACGATAGACTTAAAAAGGTTAAGCAACATGAAGCTAAAGAAAGAAGCAGACGCTTGGATCAAGAGGAAGTACAACAGCATGAGAATAGATGAGTATCAAAACAAAGCTAAGACTACAGCTATATATGCCCAAGAACATAAGATCATGTATCCTGCCTTGGGATTATCTGGAGAAGCAGGTGAGGTAGCTAACAAGGTAAAAAAGATTATGAGGGATGGTGTTCAAAAACTACCCCCAGATTGGAAAGAACAACTTGGTTCAGAAATCGGGGATGTTTTGTGGTACTGTGCAGTTCTAGCTGATGATCTTAACTTATCACTAAGCTCACTTGCAGCACAGAATCTAGAGAAACTAGAGAGGCGTAAGGAACAAGGAAAAATACAAGGTAGTGGGGATAAACGATAACTAAAACTGTGTGGTTGAAACGTCAGAAGATATTTTACTAGCAATATCTAGCAGTGCAGTATAGTTATAATCATCTTCATTGTCAGGCTTGCCAACCGAACCGTCATATTCTGCTATAGCTAACGTTCTAATGGTGTCAGGTAGCTTTTCAAATTCGTGACGTTGTAGTGGTGTACCCTTTAATGTTTTAGAGTATTCTTTAGCCTGTTTCTTCATCTCAGTTTTAATTTCAGTTATCTTCTTTTTTAAGAGCATGCGTTGTATTTCAGATTTTGATAATCCTTCTCCTTCATAATCACCTACATCAGTATACTCTTTTGATTTAAGGTAAGGGATTAGTACATCCTGTACACCATGCGATATTATCACAGAATTAATAGCGTCTACTTCTGGATCTCTAGTTCTTTTGTATAGTGTAGAGGGGAGTATCTTTAGTCTTTCCATTTCTGCTTCTAATTCATTGCGTCTTTCTCTATACAATAAACCCTGTGTTTGTCTAGTAAGTGGCGTAGTTCTTCGTATGGTTTCGCCACTTGATGCTACCTCTAAAGGTTCTGGTGCTTTGTAAATATCCTTACCTAAAGTATCTTCTAGATATTCCGCTAAAGCATTGTTGCCCGGTAATCTAGCAATTGTTTTATTTACAATCAAATTAAACATACTATCGCTGTTAGTATCTTTAATGATGCGTTCATCGTCTTTAGATATAAATGTATTGTATGGGTCTTGAAGAACAGTGGCAGGTATTGTAAAAGTACTAAGTATGTTAGCACCAAAGTTAGCTATCATTTTATTAACTCTTTCTGTATCACCTGAAGTAAGATCCTCTAAACCATTTTCAAGCATGTATAATCCCATACCTGCTTTAAATTGTGCGCCACTAATAGCCTGTATACCATCCTGTATAGTTCTTCTATTCTCCATAACAGGCTCACCTTTTATCTGTCTTGCTATTAAATCACCTAAGAATAGATAGGGTGCTGCAGGAAACATAGGTCTTAGATCTGTTGTGCCACCCTCTGTGCTTCTTGCTTCATACCATCTATCTCCTGCTAGTTCAGACATTCTAAACGCAGTAGCACCTGCAAGAGCAGCAACTCCTACCATACCCTTAGATACTTGCTCATACGATTGTCCTATCTCACGTTGTCCTGTTCCAGTTGCAACTTGAAAAGCCTCACGATAAGCAGCCATATTAAAAGGTGAGTACTCATAAGTAAACTTCATAGCATTCATCATAAATCTAGGGAAGGGTACAAAAGATGTACCAATAAAAGGAACAGCATGCACTACATTAGAGAATGCTCTGGCTGTATCATTCTGAAAAGATCTTTGATATGTAAATTCTAATGCCTCTTCTACAGCTTGCTTGAGTGCAACTTTTCCATCCTTAGTACCAAATACATCGTTGAATCTACCTGTTCTCATAATTTCAATTAGATCAAAGTTTTCTTTAGTTACTAGTTTGCCATCTATCTTTGCCCCTGCATCTAATGCTTTGCTATACATAACATTGAGTTGTCTTTTTAAACTTCCAGTGAGGGCAGCTTGTTTAAACATATTATCGCTCAAAGTATTCAGTGCATTTAATTGTCGTGATACACCGTGTAGTCTAGATACTTTTCCGTTAGTTACATCTTGAACATCAGCTAGTTCTCTGAATAGTCTACCTGCTTCTTTACCAAACCCCTCTTGAAAAATAGATCGTACTGCACTAGATTCTTTTCTATTAACAAGACCATAAGCAATAGCAAACACATCACTGTTAGGAGTTAACGGTGCAGTGCCTGTGGCTTTCTGTATTCCTCTATTCACAGTTTGAGTTAGTACATCAAAACCTATACGTGAGTATCCAGATATAGTATTGCGTACTGTCGTACCAACTTGAGAAGTCATAAAAGCAAGTCTTGCTTGATCAACAGCCTTTAACCCACCACCTAAAGAGCTTCTTACACTACCATCTTTAGCAACTTTATTAGCTTTCTTTATATTTTCAACTGCTTGTTTATCAAATCCAAATAGATCATAGTTTGCAATATCATCTAAGTCTTGCATAAACTTATTAAAGTTTTTCTTTTCCATACCTACCGTTTGAAGAAGCCTACCTGCTTCAGATACTTCAGACATAAAAACATTTGCTACATCATCAGTGGTTAGATTATATTTCTTTAAAAATTCTCCAAAGTTATCAGCAACTTCATCGGTTGCTCCTTGCTTTCTTAATGCACGTGCTAGTCCTTCAGTGATTCTTTCTCCTTCCTGAAGTCCTCCATTTTTATATAGAAATTCAGACAAAGCCCCTGTAATATTTTTAAATCGTTGAGCTTCTATAGACAATTTTAAGGGTGCATTTATGTCTGCTTCATTGTATACATTTTTAGAACCTTGGATACCTTTAAGAGTTGTTTGTCCTTTTGCTACTAGTTGTTCGTTTAAAGGTCTAAGTGTTTCATCAGCAGTAGATAATCTAGTAGCTATGTTATTAAATAGAGTTTGTTTTTCATCTAGTTTTTTACCTGACAAAAATGTATCTACTTTTTTATTACCATTTTCTGTACGTTTTTTAATAGCCTCAGTAGATTCCTCAATAATATTGCCTGTATTTCTTTCCACCCAAGCTACTGTTTTTTGTTTAGCAAACAAAGGAATAAGAGAGGCAGGTGCTGCACTTAGTGCAAAGGCTATACCTGTCTGTGCTTCTGAATATTCTTTTTGTATATCAGCTTCTATTAAAGTTTTTTGTGCCGCAACATCTTGTGCAACGCCACCTAACCCCTCAACTGCAATAGTAGTTTTAATTGGATTAGCTGCCATAGTTCCAACAAGCCTAGCAATACCTAGCTTAGATGCTTGTACAGCTGCTTGACCTGCAATTTTACCACCACTTACAGGTAGTAATGCACCAATCCAAGTAGAGGGTGCAGTAAGTAAGCCTTCTGCATAGTCCAAGAATGCACCAGGAGCTGCCCCTTCTTCATACAGATTAGGTAATTCATTATACGCATTAAACAACAATCTATAGTCGTTAAGTTCTGCTTCTTTTCCATCTGTTTTTAGGCCACTAACATAGCCAAAGTCACGCCCTGCAGTTATTTCATTAACATCAAAGCTTCTAAAGTGTTCTATTACTTCATCAATAGCATCTTCAGGAGCTACACTGTCTTCTCCCCATCTATTATTAGCAAATCTAATAGCAGCATTCTGCACTTCTTGATTTTGTTTTAGATCACTATAAGTAAAGTCATCCTCTTTTAACTCTTCTATTGTATCTTGTTTTATTCTAGCTCTTTCATCTTCTTCAGGTGTAGGTTGAGTCAACGCTTCTACTGTATTGTCTGTATCAGGAGTGGTAGAAGGTTGAGTACTAAGTTGTTTTTGCACCTCAAGAATAGCATCTTGTTGAGTAGAACCCTCTGGCCCATTTATAGTGTACTTTTTTCCGTCAGGTGCTGTAACTGTAAATAGTGGCATTAAGGTGTTTCCTCTACAGCACTCCATCCCTCGCTAGTTGGAGAAGCAAATGTTGGAAGATATATCTTTCTTAACTCCATATCATTTTCTGGCGTAAGTTGCATAAGCCGTGAGCGTTCATTAAACACATCCACGCCTTTTATTCGCATCCATTCTTTCCACTTTTCATTTGGTTCATAGACTAATCTTCCTGTTGAAGCATCTAACTTACTTGTTAAACCAAACTCTACTGCATCGTTTTTCATAGCTTGTGTTAATGCACTATCTATAGCGTTAAAAGCACCTTGCCACGCTGTTGTACTTAGATTAGAATTTTCACCTGCGTTTTCCATCATTCTTATTTTTTCTAATTGCATACTGGCAACAGACTTTTGTTCAGGATCATTACTATTTAACAGAATAGTTTCATATACAGATTTAGATTCAGATATGTCTGGTTGTATTAGCGCAGGGTTTACACCTTTAGGGCCATCTCCACCAGTAAGAAAAGGTATACCCATAGACTGATATATCCTACCTTTAGCAACAAGATCACCTACCCCTTCACCATACTGTGCGTAGATCTGTTGAGCTAACGCTTCATCTCCACCAGTTAAAGGCAGTAACATTTCCATAGCATTCATTGTATTTTCTTTTCGTTTAGCAGCACGTGCATTAGCCGCAGCTCGTTGTTTGGCTTTGAGTTCTATCTCTGTAAGCTTTTCAGTAAGATCTATTTTATTTTGTATCTCTCTCTTTTCATCTAGTATCTTTGTGCCTTGTCGAGCCATCCCACCTAAAAAATCTAATAACATTATACTGCTCCTCTTGCCATTAATCCTGACTTAACTGGTTCAGGTGCTTCCTCTTCTTCAGTAGGTGTGCCTTGCCCTACTTCCGATTTAAACTCCGACATAACCTGTCTTGCAGCTACGGTATCCACAATACTGTTATCTTCTTCTTCGTCTAATCCTGTTGTATATTTTATTCCTGCTTCATCTCCTAAGAACGAACACATCTCCACAAGAAATGGAGCAACTAACATACCCACATCTATAGTATGTTTACCTTCCATTACATTTGCTAACATCGTAGAGTCTACAATAACAGTAATAGGTATATCATCACTCATCATGGTAACAAGATCAGCAGAAACCTTTGGCTCTAAAAACTTATCGGAGTAATAGTTTATTACTTCCTCAACAGTGGTTAGTTGTGGGGGTTTTTGCCAAGGTCTACTTCCTAGTTCAGCCGTTAAAGACTGGCCGGGAATAGGGGCATTAAATAAATCTATGTCTTGTGGATTAACTCTTGGCATCTTTCATTTCCTCACGCTTCTGTTTCATAATCTGTACATATCTAGCTACACGTACTGCAGGTGGTTCTAATGTTTCTTTATCTTTAGGTTTACTAGATGTTCTACCTAATAAGCCTGTAGCTTTAGATTCACTTTCTACATCTAGCTTCATTTTTTTCATATTATCATAAGCTAGTTTAGTAAAATTTTTAGTCATTGTATTCTCCTGTTAAAATATTCCCAAAAGGTTTGTTATAAAGCCACCAATAGCAGATATATTGTTTGACTTTCTTTCGGCATCTGCCATCGCTTGTTGCCCTGATACCTGTAGCTGTGTGTTAGCTAGTTGAGTAATTCTATCTTGTGCATTCTCTGCAGTTTGCCATGCAAGTTCCATTGCATCACCCTGCTGTTGCCACAAGTTAGCATACGCCTGTTGAGAAATACCCAATAATGATGTAGCATTAAATTCGTTAGCTCTATTTATATTAGCAGTATTGCCTGTAGCCACAGCCCTACGCCATTGAACATTGCCTTGTGCTACAATCAATTCGTTCTGTGCATTAAACTGATCTCGTTGATTAGCAATGTTAGTGTTAAACTGTGCCATAGCATTAGTCTGTCCAGTATTAAACTGTGCCATAGCATTAGCTTGTGCCACATTAAACTGTCCTACCTGTGCTTTTAACCCTGCAAAAAATTGATTGACTTGATTCTCACTACTAGCATTAAATTGATTGGCTGCATTTTGAGCGGCCTGATCATTAAAGAGTGCCTGTACATTAGCCTGTGCTTTAAACATGGTAGTTTGTTGTGCATTATTCAAGTTCGCCATGTCGATTGCCAAGAAGTTTTGTGCATTTTGTACAGCCGCTTGCTGTCTGTTACTTAAATTAGCTATATCTAATTGCGATAGTGCGGCAGCTTCAGCCATAACAAGAGCTTGTTGGTTGTTAAGATTAGCCAAGTTCATAGTATTAGCATTCCTACTATTCTCTAAAGCTATCTGTTGTTCAGCCGTAAAGTTCATGTTAGCTACATCAGCAATCTTAGAAGCATTCAATACTTTTGCTTGAAACTTTTGATCAAAGTCTTGCTTCATAAAGGCTGCCCTTTGTTGGGCTGCATGCATAGCTACCTGTTGTCTATTAGATAAGTTCTGTGCTTCAAAAGAAGCTTGTGTTGATGCATCTGCCTGTGCTATAGGCATAGCTGATTCCATTGCAGCCTGTATAATAGCCTGACCTGCCATACTAGAATGAGATAATCCTCTAGATAACATCTTAGCAGTGGCTGCACGCATAGCTCCTGCTGCCCAAGTGGGTGTTTCTCCACCTTCAAAGTCTTTCATTAAATCATCAAGCTGACCTTTGACAGTAGCTTTAGCAGTAGGTGTAGCAGTAGCAGCTTGCACTTCCTCTACGTATTGAGAAGCTTTTTGTGGATCAACTTGACTATCAACTAGTTCTCCATCCTCTATCTTTCTTTGGGTTTCATTGTTCATTACAATAGATTTACCCTGCGTTGCTTTTAAATCTGATACAGAACTTTCATCTTCTTCTTCAGCTACTATTGTAGCATCTTCTTTTGTTTCATCATCAAGTTTTTCAGGACTAAGCTTATCTAATTCTTTTTCAACATCATCTTCTGCAGTTACTGCGCTTGTTTTTGCAACAGTGGGTGTATCAGGAACATCTACATCATCCTCTTTTGTAGCAGTAGTAGCAGTAGCTTTTTGATCTCCTGTTACTTGACCTGTTTCTTTATCTATAAGTTGGTTATCTTCAACTGTAATTTTTTCTGGTGTAACTTTCATATCACCTGTTAGTGTAGGATTAGTAGCTTTACCTTGCATATCTTTAGTGAGGTCATATGTAGGTAACGGATTAGCCTTACCAATGTCAGGTTTTTTCTCAACTGCTTTTTCAGCATCTGCTCCTGTTTGTTGATAAACATTTGAATCATACTCTAAAGCACCCGATTTTACATTCTTGTCAGAAGATGCTTTATTTTTTTGTCCAAGCCCTGCTTTCTCAGCTACCTTTTTCCAAGTATCAAATCCACCAGGTACATTATCCCAACCCTTATACGTTTTAAATGAGTCTAGATTAGAGTAGTCACCATGATTAGTTCCATCCCATTTTATATTAGCTCCACCTAACTGATCCACCATAGCAGCGGCTTGGTCTTTAGACATATTCTGTATTTGTGAATCAGTTAATCCACCTGAAGCGTATCCTATAACGCCACCATCTTTTAACATTTTAATAGCACCACCTCTAGCGGCTTTGTAATACTTTTTAAGTTGGGCTTGTTTAGAAGGATCACTTGCTAAGAACTCTTTAAACTTACGCATGTCTCCTTTATAGCCCATACTACGTGCTATCTTTTCTTTACCCTCTGGGCTTATTGCTATTTTAAGTGCCATCTAATTAATCCTTGCTTAATACTTTATCTAATTTATCTTCTACTCTATGGAGTGCATCCATTACTTTTGTAAGATCATCTCGCATCTCTCTACGTGTAACGTACTCTTCCCTAGTTTTATTTAATAATATATCTACACGTTTGACTTCTTGTATAAGTCCTCTAAATGCCCATACTGCAGGAGCTATAACCAATGTTAAAATAATATTCCAAAACATCCACATACTAATTTCCATTATTTACTCCTGAATTGACTTTAAATACCACACTAACCAACCAAAACCTACTACTGTACATAAAAGAAAGAAAATGAATATGCCCTCAATAATTCTATCTTTTATTTCTTGTTGTTTGTATAGTTGTTCTTGTCTTGCTTTTCTGATTTTACCTTCCATGCCCAACAACTCTTCCCAAGCTTTGTGACCATGACTAAATTTTATAAACTGTTCAAGCTCGTATCTTTGTTCAGCTAGTTTCTTCTTAGCGGCAAATGCCTCAAGTGCTTCTTGTTCTACTGATCCAAATACCTTACGAAAAATAGGTGGTTTCTTAGCTGCCTTTTCCTTTTGGTCTATGTCTGACACTGCACTCATCCATCTTGAGAGATCTCCTGTCATGGACTCTATATCTCGACCTGCAGCAAATGCTTTCTTTAGACCTGCAAAGGCTGTACTCGCTGTGGTTAGACAAGCACCAATCGTTATGGGGTCAAACATATTACCCCTCTAATGTCTTAATTCTAGCTTCCAATGCATCATTCTTAGCTGAGAGTTCTTGTAGGGCTTTGACTAGAATGGGTATAAGTTTACCTTGCTTTGCTTCAAGACGATCTGGATTTTGCTCATCTACTAGATCTAATCTTTTTCTGTCTGATTCTGGCACAGCATCTCGTAGCTCTTGAGCTAGAAAACCAATAGCAGGTCTATCTTTGTAAGGATCTACTGCGTTGCTTATTGCATCTTGTTCTTTCTTCCATTCCTCATCAGACACCCAAGAAGGTTTAGTTGCTGTTTCTGGGCGTTTATTCCACGTAAAAGAAACTGGCCTAAAAGTTTTTAAAAGATCAAGACCATAGGTTGAATCCACAATGTCTTTCTTATCCCTTTCATCTGACAAAGAAGATATAGATGTATCTGCACACCTTAAAGAAGAAATTGATGAATTGCCTAACGTTATAGAATTATCAGAATCAGCTGCAGCAGTATCAGCCAGATAACCAATACAAGTATTATTAGTACCATCAGTAATACTATCACCTGCATTATATCCAATACCTGTATTGTTGTCACCACCTTGAACAGTTGTTAATGCCCCATATCCAACAGCCGTATTTTTTTCAGTAGCATCACTTGCAGTAGCTGAGTTATACATAGCCCTACTACCAATAGCTACATTTCTATCTCCTACGGTAAAAGCATTATAAGCAGATTCATTTTCAAGCAAAGAAACATCGCCAAAGCCCATAGCTGCTTCACCACCAATAGCAACATTATGATCTCCAGTAATAACACCCATACCTGCTTTGTTACCAAGGATAACATTGTTAGTTCCACTCGTAAGTCTTTTAGAAGCTTCATATCCTACAGTAGTATTTTTATCTGCAGTTGTAGTTGCATCTGAAGAGTTATAACCAATTGCTACATTTTTACTTCCAGTAGTAATACCATTACCTGCAGCACCACCTATTGCTACATTAGTATCACCTGTGGTAAGACTCCCTAAAGCAGACCCTCCTAAAGCTACATTATTACTACCTGTTGTAGTATAAGAACCTGCGTTACCTCCAACAAAAGTATTGTCATCACCTGTGTTAGCTACGCCACTCGTTTGTCCATGACCTGCACTGTGTCCAATAAAAACACATCTGTCTGTTGTGGTAGCATTTAAACCTGCACTCCACCCTACATGCGTGTTATATACGCCTGTTGTAAGTTCTGACCCTGCCATATAACCTACAAGAGTGTGGCTTCCATTACCAGAACTACCTTCTACTATACTTTTTCCTGCCTCAAAACCAACGGCTGTATTATTGTCAGCAAGTGTAACAGCAGTAAGAGCATTAAAACCAAGAGCCGTATTATAATTACCACCAGATTGTACAGAATCTAAAGCACCAGAACCAATAGCAGTGTTACTTGTACCAGTTGATAAAACACCTGTGCTACCTGTAGCATATGTTGCAATATCAGAAGCAGGTATTTGTTTAGTAGTAGTTCCATCAATAACAATAAAGGCATCGGCATCTGCAATAGTAATAGAAGAAGTAGACTTAGCAGAACCATCCAAAAGATTAAGTTCACTTGTTGTAGAGGTAACTCCATCCATAATGTTTAACTCTGCAGTAGTTGCAGTGACTCCATCTATAATATTTAATTCTGTGGCAGTGGCTGTAACACCATCAAGTATATTTAATTCAGCAGCAGTAGAAGTAACATTCGTACCACCTATGTCTAAAGTTGTAACACTTATTTCCCCTGCTACTGTAACAACTCCATCAGCTAATGTAATAAGATCTGTGTCATCTGTATGTCCTATTGTAGTTCCATTGATAAGAACATCATCAATATCTAAAGACCCACCTGATATTAAACCTGTAGTTGTAATTGTAGATGAACCTGTATCTATAGTTCCAAAACCTGATGTAATAGACCCACTATTTAAAGCTCCTACAGTTGTAGCTGCAGTCGTTACAAGATTGGGCATAGCTGTAATCTCGTCATCAAAGTATGCAGCTAAGTCGGTTACTGCTACTTGAACCATACTTCCATTGTCGTTAAGAACAACTCTATCAGCATCAACTACAGTAGTAGAAGTAGCACTTGTACCACCATCCATAATGTTAAGTTCTGCAGTGGTAGCAGTTACCCCATCCATAATGTTAAGTTCTGCAGTAGTTGCAGTAACTCCATCCATAATGTTTAACTCCGCAGTTGTAGCTGTAACTCCATCTATGATGTTTAGTTCTGTAGCAGTAGCAGTTACTAGTGTACCACCTAATTGTAATCCATTAGATCCATCGTGTGATGCAATGTTAAAGTTATATGCACCGTCAGCAAAGGTAGTGTTACCTGTAATTGTAATAGTAGATCCATCAGCCGTAATGCTGTCAAGAGCTATATTACCTACATTAGTTATGTTTGCATCGTTAAAAGAGGTAGCACCTAATGTATTAGCTACAGCCGTAGACGTTACGCCACCGCCAAATGTGGCTAATCCTGCAGCAGACATATCAAAGGTCACGGCTGTAACTGCACTTCCACCGTCATTGCCCCTAATAAGAATATCCTTATCTGATACTTTAGACTCTATATAAACATCACTACTACTATTATAGATACGTAGCATCTCTGTACCGTCATCTTCAAAGATAACACCACTAGCTGCCGTACCTGCATCAAGAGTGATCCCACCTGCTGACTCAATATTAATAGAATCTACAGCCGTACCATCAGATACAATATCTAAGTCACCATCAGCATTAGAGGAGATGTAGATACCTGTATCTCTAAACTGAAGTTTTTCATTAGTACTCATAAGAATGTCATCATTAAATTGAAAGTAGTCTTCATCTTCCATCCATTTTAAAATGCCATCATTATCTTCACCATCAAAAGTTACAGTAATATCTGTACCTGCAGTGCCATCTCCTAATGTTAAGCTTGTACCTAACAGTTTAGTAACCTTCCCACCTTCTGCAGTTGTACCATCATGGGTATGCCCTGATGTGCTAAAGGCTGTTACGATAGCGTCAAACTCACCGTCTAAGTCTGTAGCGTCAATAACTTTACCGTTAGCTATGTTGCCTGATGTATCGTTTCTTACGTAACCTGTTCCCATTATTTTATTCCTTTATAGTCTATCATTAACAGCGTATTCAACAACTGCCGTGTCTAATGTAAAAGATGGATTAGTACTACTATCTTCTATACTAATTGCTAAGTTTCTTCCTGATCCCACTAATTGTCTAGAAAATTCTCTTTGCATTTCTGATCCATATCTAGGTGCTGTTGTAGAAGTAGAGGATGACGTAGTATATAAATAGTTTTCATCTCCATAGATAGCAACAGAAGCAGTACCACTTAATTGTATAGTAGGCGAAATAACTGGTGGTTGTACTGCACCTGGTAAATTTTGATCTAATATAATTTTACTCGTTGTTGTAAATGCTCCATCAGGATCTATGTACAATGCTATCTTATAAAAAGTCTTTCGTTGTTGTGGATCATTGATGGGCATATACGGAGATACAAATATACAATCAATACTACTCTTTCCAACTACTCCTGCAGTTACTGCCCCTGCAGTTGCTCCATTAGTTGTTATAGAAGTAATTGTTTGAAAGGCATTAGTACTTATAGTTGTACCTTCATTTGATCCTGTTATATTTTCTGTTAATGCAGTGCTACCATCTGTCGTACCAACAACAGCAAAGTTTCTACCCGAATCATCTCCTGCACTTTTAATGCTAACAAATTTAGGTGTATTTAAAGAGACTGCCCCACCTGAAGCTAACGCCCCATTAATTGTCATTGTAGTTGCACTGCCTACAGATTGACTTGCAGCTATACCATCATCATCGTCATCATCTGCAGACTGTCTGTAGTTTATGGATACTTCACCTTCTTTTTCCATTTGATAAATATAACCATCATCATTAGCAAAAAGAACAACTTCATTTGCTCCTAAATATCTAGAGTCTCCACAATAAACTTCAAAACCTTTAAGGGTAGCCCATTGAAATCCTTCAGATCCTTGTGCTGAAAACTTAGTAGCTAATATACCTGCTGCAGAATCAGTAGAAATTGTACTACTTTTATATCCAAATATTCTATACTGACTTTTTTCTCGTAAGGTTAAACTATGGAAATTATTATTACCTGTAATAAAATTGTTAAATGTATTTTTAATTGTATTAGAAGGAACATTCAAGTTAAAGTCACCGATACGCTCTGTAGCAGATAAGAGTCTAAGTCCATCAGGTGAGAGAAACATAATGTCACCACCAATTTCTTGAATACTATCATCTTCTGTACAGCCTATGTCTCCTGTAACTGGTTGTAAAGAAAAAGCTTCTCTGTGATCTCCTGTTAGCCTACTAATAGAACTGGCAGTAAAAATCATTAACTGTTCACGAAAAACAATTAGCCCAGTAATTGTACCACCAACATCTATAGTACCTGCACCATTTGCTGATGTAAAATCTGTATGCGTCAAGGGTGCGCTAAAAATAATATTCCTACCCTTGGCGTACACTAGATGATTTTTAAAATTAACTACGTGGGTAGCATCTTCTACGTCTGCACCTGCACCTGTCGTATTAGAAGTTGATAAAAAAGTAACTGAACCTGCGCTATAGTGAGCAGGAAAGTTTACACCATCAACAAACATAATTCTATCTGTACCGTCAAAGTTAAAATGTGTAAACCGTACCTTAGTAGATGAAGTTGTAGATCCTGTTGCTAATGCAGAACTACTAATAGAACTTGCAGTAACTTCATAAAATGCTCCTGATCTTACAACAACAGCCGTAGTAGTTGTTGTGTTATTGGTAACAGCTACACCTTGCATAACGCCACTACCTGCTATAAGATCACTATTAAATTTAGAGTAGCCTAATACTTTTTTATATCCACCTGAAATGCTAGGCTCAAAGTTTTGCAATACTGTTGCAGAACCCACAGCCTGAATACCTTGTTGTAAGGGAGTTAGATTAGATACAAGACCACCCTTAAATTCAATTGGAAATGTCTGCCACTCTGTTGCCATTAAGAAACTCTTAGTACATTATTTGAGATACTGCCTTGTTCAATAGCAGTAGATCTAATATATTCATATCTATTAATATAAAGAGAACGCATGTGTTTAATGCCTGTTTGAAACTTTTGTTGTGATAGTTGGGCATTCTGTACATCACCTCTAAATTGATAGGCATAGTACATAGCCCCTTCTACTATGACATATTTAAACTCTTTAGGTATATTAGGTACATCATTAAAAAGTTCTAAGTCAATAGGATTTCTATAATACTCATAGACTAATTCATAGGCTTTATCAGGAGTAGGAATAATAATAAACTCATCACTAGGCGCACGAATAATAAATCTAGGCACACCTCTTAGAGTACTGCTTGTGTTATACTCATAATCAATATGTTTATTAAGATACTCTTGATAGTCCATTGCTTTTAATTTAATGGTAGCAATATTAAGAGTATCATTTCTTTTTAATCTAAAGCTGTCTATATTTATAGACTTAGCATCTTCTGGATAGCTATATCTTGTAATACCTACTGCTAGTACTTCTTCTTCTTCTATATGATTAAAAGGCCACCCAAACTCTTCCTGTTGTATGTGTCTAATAGAAGCATTAACGACATCTTTAGCTGTATTATAAAAGCCAGTAGCGGCTATAAAGGCAGTAGAAGTATTGTCTATCTCTACCTCGTTGAGTCTTCTGTTGACTTCATTTACTAATCCAATAAAATTATAAGCCATTAGTTTTCCTTAATCTTTAGTCTTACACTTCTTTCTGAAGTTAAGTTTGCACTGTCTGTTATTCTGCAGATAATCTTGTAGGTTCTATTATTTGTACCACCACTAAATCTTATAGTAGCAACTGTACTTGTATTAGAGATAGTATTAGCAGGAACAGTCAGCCCATTAACTGTTACCTGTATTGATGCGATAATAGGTACTTCTCCACCTGTAACTGTTGCACCTGAAGCATGAGCAGCTGCAGTAGTAGAGTCAGCACCCCTAGTAACTGTTACAGTATTACTACTAATGCCACCCGAATCATACTCTAGGATCTCACTGCCAATCTTTAACTGTGTGTCATTTGTATTGGTAGTAAATATGCTAGCGTCAGTCAGCGTTATACTAGTTGCTGAAGCTGTAATTGCAGCTGATAGGGTAGTACTCTGGTCATCCACAATAAGCCACTGTACGGAGCTTATAGTAGCACTGCCAAGGTATCTAGACCAATCTATACTGTAGTCTAAAGTTTCATCTGGATCTTTGTTGGGCCATCTAAAGGACATGTTACGCTACCTTATATGTTTTATTGTAGAGATTGTTTCTTTCTGGTACATATACCATTCTACTTTGCTCTGATATGTATATGACATTATTTTCGTTTAGTCTTCTTTGTATTGCTACCACTCTAGGTTGCTCTGTTATGTGGACAACTGTATTAGCATTGGCTTTTTGTGGTACATAGACAGTTCTTTCTATTGCAACTGTTGTGTCTATGCTTGATGTTGTGCTTACTGTTACTGCACCTGCAGTTGATGTAGCAGATACAGAAGAGATTGTTATGTTAGAGTCTGCTGTTACACTTAAAGAACCTACTGCAGTACTGGCTGAAGCTCCCGATATAATAAACAGTATGTCTGCATCTGATTCACCAAAGGCGTTACTAGAGAATGCAGATAGGGTAAACATTTATTCCTCTAACTTTGCTATTCGTGCTTCTAATTCTTGTATTGTTTTGACCAAAAGAGGTACAAGTTTTGAAACATCCATACTTTGATAGACTTCTCTTGTTTTTTCTTTACCATCCTCATCAGTATATTTTTCAGTTCCATCCTTTTCTCCAGTAACAGCAATCGGCACGACACTAGAAACTTCATGTGCCAAAAATCCTTGGATAGTATCTGAGCTACCAATAAAATTAAACTTAGCAGGTTTTAATTTTTTAATTTCCGTTGTTCCATCCCAATCATAATTTACATTTTCTTTTTTCCTATAGTCTGACGTAGAATTGAAATTAACAGAAGATGCGTTTACCGTTATGTTTCCCTGAGTTCCACTACTATTCCAAAAATCAAAATGAAACCTTGAATTAGTTGATGGGTTCTTTGTTCTTACACAAGAGTCATTACTAGATTCTTCCCTTTCAATTTGAAGAGGACAATTATCAAGTAAAGTACCAGTATTTTGCCCTATTTTTACATTACCATTAGAATGTATCCTTATGTGTTCAGTAGTATTTGTATAAAGAGCCATATAATTACTAGAATTATTATACTCAATCTGCCCTATGTTATCGTCACCACTATCTCCAAAACATAATTGTGCTGATGAAGAAGTTCCTGCAACAATAGCTAAATCTGTTTGACTTGATGAACTCACTGTCAAATTACGGCTAGGCGAATTTGTGCCAATACCCACTTTACCAGAACTATCTATCCTCATGCGTTCAGTAGCACCTGTGGCAAACATCATAGCTTCATCAGCCATGTTATATTGAACATACCCCCTATACCTAGCAGTTCCTGATGTTCCATCTCCAAAGTGAATAGTATTATAGCCATCGTCAGCAGCTAGCATTTGTAGAATAGTGCTTGCTGTTGATGTGCTTCCAATTTGCAGAGGGCCGTATCCTGCGTCTGTGCTAGAACCCAAAAGTAAATCACCATCACTATTTATCCTGACACGTTCTCCACCTGCTGTGCCAAATCTAAAGTGCCTAGCACTATGATCATAAATGATATAACCATCATACGTTGAAGCATCACTATCACCACCTAGAGCATCTGCAAAAAATATTGTACCCTGATTTGCATTGGCAGAAAATATTGTTATGCCATTGTGACCAGAGCCAGTTCCTACAACAAGATTATCTGCTGAACTGTAAGCGTCAGTACTACTTGTTCCTATCGTAACAGTGTCAGTACCACCATCAACAAAAAGAGCGTGAGTTAAACCGTTACTCTCAATACGAAAGTCTAAGTCGGCACTAGCGTCATTTATAACGCCACCACTTTGTAGATTAGCAATGTCTCTGGCTCTACTCATTTGTTATTTTCCTATTTTACTAGCCATTCTTCGACAGAAGAAGATACGTCACGCATCTTAATCCACCTGTCACCTACAGTTTGCCCTTTACGAATACGGAGTTTTCCCATCATTCCTACAGCATCCCATTCTGGTCTTTGCTCTCTTGGGATATAAGTCGTAGAGGGGTTATAGCTACTGTTAAGTTTTCTTCTCATAAGGTTTGTACCATCGCTATCTTTTGAAACTACAGTCGCATCACTTGGTGCTGTTAAATCACTCGGAATGTAGTCAGTAGGGTAGCTATGATGAACTGCTTCTTCTGTGTCAGTGGCAGGAATTGTCCATTCAGTAAACGTGTACTCTTCCCAAACATATCTGCCATAGTCATCAGTTTCATGTTTGTTTTTCCATTTATTCCATGCAGCATCACCAACCACACTTGGTT